ATACCCATTTAATTGATCTGTTGTTGAAGCACTATTGTTTGTTGTTGATGATGAAGTTGATGATGTATTTGTTGATACCGTTCTAGTTTCAACAATTGGCGTAGGCGTTGGCGTAGGCGTAGGCGTTGGCGTAGGCGTAGGCGTTGGCGTAGGCGTTGGCGTAGGCGTAGGCGTTGGCGTAGGCGTAGGTGCTGGAGGAGGAGTTGGCTTTGGATCACAAATAGTATTTGTAGATGCTGACCAATTAGGACTTGCAACTGTTCCTAAATTTTTTCTTACATAACTAAATGAACAATAGGCAGTTGGTCCGTTAGGAACTCCATAATCATGTAGTCCTCTTACAGTTACATTAATTTCAGTTCCAGGATCGGAACACGGTAGTTGACCAAAAGTATTAACTCCTGCAACATTATAAGTACCGCTAGCACAAACCTCTGCATGTGCAGGAGATTGGATTAATGTTAAACCCAATACAGTTACAATTCCCACCACTATTTTTTTCATTTTACCCCTTTTATTAGTTGTCTTTTATTTTAATTACTACTTGACAAGGGTCTCCACCCTCTTCCCATTCTTGGGCTTCTTCATCACTCATATAAGGATCTCCCTCATGAGTGTTACAGAACGGTTCTGTTACCCATCCCCGCTCAATTCCATTAGTTAGCCAAATCTCAAACTCATCAAGATTTGATGACTCTTCTTGTAGATCTTTTAATATATCGTCAAAGTTTGCCATATATAAATTATACTCTTAAATGCTTACCACGTCAACTGGACCCATGCAGGTTGGACTAAATTTAATAGCAGCATTTACTGCACCTGTAACACGCTTCCTAGGATCTTTAGATTTTTCTGTTGCATTTAAATATCCATAGGCGTATTCAGCACCAGAACCCATAGCAAGGTAGTCAAGATTATATTTAGATAAAGACATATCTACAGCACTGTGTTCATATATTTGCCCTCTAACACAAACAATTAAACCTAAATCACCTTCTTTAGTAGTATCAACCCACCAGTCATTATAAAAATTTCTAAGTTGTTTAATAAACTTAGTTTGCATAAACTTATCTGTGTCTTTAATGTCTGGTACATAAGGATTAAAATTATAGCGAATACGTTCACCATCTAATGCGCCAGCATATCCTATTAGGTATGGACCAAGTTTCCAAACCTTTGGTGCTGTTAGTGCTAATATTGTTCCATCATCAGAAGCACCACGATCACCAGCCATATATACTTTGCCTTCATGACGAACTACAGCCAAGACTGTCATATAAGAATCCCCTCAGAGTATACATTTAAGTATACCAAACCCTTTTTACTTAGTCAAAGACCTTTATTTGATAATTTGACCACATGCTGAGCATGTTTTAGGCTTACCAGCAGGTTTTTTAGCAGTATTTACAGGGGTAGAACCAAATTTAGGTCTACCAAACCCTACAATAGAAACCAGAATGCCTTTTTTATTTTTCTTAAAGGCACGAAGTTTTTTACAAACCTCTCCACCATTGCGTTGGCTACCTTTAGGATCTCCTGATGTATTTCCTTCTATACACCATACAGTACCGTCGCCATTATCAGCAACAACAATACCTACATGAGAAATTCTATCTACCCCGTCAGATGGGAAATCAAAATATGCAATATCTCCTGGATCTGGATCTGCTAGATCTCCATCAATCCAATTTCCTGCTTTTTTAAATGCTTGTGCTCCGCCTGGAGTATAAACAGTATTAGGAATCTTTACTCCTGCTTCATTTGCACACCAGTTAACAAATGAACCGCACCAAGGTTGAAAATCTGCTTTGGTAAATTTACCATACTTAGTTTCGTTATCTTTAGGACCTTCAATAGTTCCTACTTCTGCAGTAGCAACTTCAATAAGACGCTCTGCTGTACCTTGATCTGCCATTATTTTACCCAGTCTGTATCTACTGGTTGTTCTTCTGGCATTGCTCCGTCTGGTTTAGCAAGTCTACGTGCTTTAGCATCGTCAATCTCTGCTTCTAATTTTTTATCTGCCATTGTATTTTTAGCATCAACTTCTTTATTTGCAATTTGTGCTGCCATTATATCTTTAGCACCAGATTGTCCAATTAATAATCCTGCTAATGTTCCTGTAATAAATGTTGCAACACTGCCAAGCACGTTAAAAAACATTTTATCGTTCTCTGATTGTCCACCAATTGGTTGTGTTACAAATAATAAACCATATAAAATTCCTAGAGATGTACACAATAGAATTGTTCCAAGTGTAATTCCTAAGATAAACTTTAATCTTGCATCTAACTCTTGAGGAGTTAATCTTTCTTTAGCCATTTGTTATTCCCCCTGTTTTTGGTTGTGATATTAAGTCTTCTGGACATGCTCCGTTAGCAGTACAAATTGGCGGTTTGCATTCTGCTGCTTCCCAGTTTGCTGGGTCTTGGCATGGATATCTATAATGACCATCATACCCACAGCCAGATAACCCTAATGCTAGGGTAGTTGATAGTAGGAGTATGCGTAATTTTGACATACTCCCATTATATCAAACTTATTAATCTTCTTTACGAATCCCTATGGTTGCAAACCATATGGCTACTGATAATAGAGTTACATACCCTACTACCGTCTTTGCGCTGCCCTCTAAAACCACCCATGCTACAAAGAAGCCCAGGAATGTAAAGTTCTCATTTAGGGCTGCCATACCCCATTGTTTTAACTTTTTCATTTTATCTCCTTCTTCTAGGTGCAGTAGCAATAATTACTTGACCAGCAATAATTGTTACTACTACAATATCTTCTGCTTTTTCACGTTCTGGAATAGACATATCAGCACCTATATTAAGTAGGGCTTTGCCTAATTCACATTTTTGCTCTTCTGTTAAACCTTCAATTGCTTCATCTGGATTAAAACATCCAGCAATTGCTGCTGCTAATGCTGCTGGACTTTCTAATACAAGCAATGCTGAAGCCACTTCTGCAGTAATAACCACAGGATTACCATTTAAATCTTCTCTTACTTCTACTGGTATTGCTGGTGGAAGATCTCTATATTCAAGTCCCGCTGCTTTTATGGCTGATGCTTCAACTGGAGCGCCTTCGGCTGAAGTTACTAATACATCTGCAACTAAATCTTTTTCTGCTAAAGTAAACTTGCCATCTTCAGCCAATGTTTCTGATAAATTAACAACCTCTGCAGTTGTTATTTTTCCATCTGCTAATAACATTTCTGTAATAAACTCTGCTTCTGCCTCTGTTAATCCGCCTTCCGATAATGTAGATGAAACCTCAGCAGCAATTTCTTCAGATACTTCTCCACCATTAGCAATTGCCTCTAAAACTTCTGCAACCTCAGAAGCATCTAAACCACTATCTGAAACTAAATTACTAACTATGTCTTGCAATTCTTCTACGGATAAGGTATCATTATCTTGTGCAATTTCTTCAAAAGAATCCTGACTTTCTTCAAGAATATTTTCTAGTTCATCGTTGGATGAAGATTCATCAGATTCAGGTGTATCCGTTTCGGGAGATTCAGTTTCTTCGGAAGGCACTTCTTCGGCAGGGATATCTTCCACAGGAGTTTCCTCTACAGGAATCTCTTCTGTTTCTGTACTCTCCTCTTCAGTTGGAATGGTCTCGTCTGGTAAAGTTTGTTCAGGCGCATAAATAAAAACTGGCTCTGGGGCTGGGGCTATAATAACTTCTTCTGGTGCGGGTATAGAAATAACAACCTCTGTATACTCACTTACAGGTCCAGACCAGTTAGCAATTCTAATAGTATAAGTAGCACCTTCTGTCAAACCAGTTAACTCAATAGACTCTGGAGCACCATCTGTATTATATGTACCACCTTCATATGGATTTTCTGCATTTGGATCATTTGTAACAACTTGATAAAACCAAGTATTTGCTGTGTACCCTGTTGGTAATTCAGGAGCAATAATTACTGTTGTGCCCTCAACTACTGGTTCTGCAAGTATTGGAGCGGGAGTTGGAATATTATTATTAATAGCACTTGTTAATGTTGTAGCCTTAGTATTTAATGTTGACTGCAGAGATGTTTTTGTTGATGTTGCTGTATTTAGTGCATTAGTTAATGAAGTTGTATTAATAGCATTTATTGCTGATGTATTTGTAGTATTTTGAGAAACTACTGGTGTTAAACTTTGATTTAGTTGTGCAATAGTAGCATTTGCTGCATCAACAGCAGCCTGCACAGAAGAAGTGTTAGGGTCTACATACGGAGTAAATGATTGACCTTGACTTATTTGTCCAGCAAATCCAGAACTAGGGTTTGTATCTGTTATTGGAATAATTGTTCCGTTAGTAGTTTCCCTATAATTAAATCTTGCTTGTTGTGGTATTGGACCTATAGCACTAACACTGGCTATCCATGCACCATCTGTTGGATTAACATCAGCATTAAATCTTATTTGAACCATTTGAGTGGAAGCATCTTGTTGTGGATATGGACGAACATCCCAAGCAATATCTAAACTTGTTCCAGTTGTTGCATAGGTAATTCCTGTTCCAGTACTCCAAGTTGTCCAGTCCCAGCCAGCAATAGAAACTGATGGGGCATTTGGTGTCTGGTAATAAATCCATCCTTGATCTACTCCAAATGTTATTGTTGCATTTGATCCAACATATACGTTACTATATAGAGTTCCGCCCATTAATAAATTAAATGGAAGATTCATTCTTATTCCAGCATCATCTACTCCAGCCAATACGTTGGTGCTAGTTCCAATAGTTGCTTGTAAATTATTAACTGCTGTTTGAGCATTATCAATTGCAATATTGGCTTGAGTTAATTCGGTTTGTGCGGTGGCTTGTGCTGTTGTTGCTGCTGTTTTTGCTGCAACTACTTCAGATATTTGAACCTGTGCAGTTGATGTATCAATATTGTTTATAGAGGTTTGGGCTGTAACAATAGTATCTTTAGCATCTTGAACTACCTGCGAACTTTGGTCTACTGGTGTAACAGATAAGTTTATAGCATTAATAGTGGCTGTTGCCGTATCTACTAAGGCTACATTTGTTTGTGCTACTGAGACTGTTGCAGTTAGTGTTTCTACCGCTGCCTGAGCCTCTATTCTTTCAGCAACTGCTACTGCTATAGTGGCTGTAGCAGTATCTGTGGCTGCAATAGCCTGTTGAACCTCTGTAGTAGCCGTTGCAAGGGCTGTATTAACTGCCTGTTGGGCAGGGCTAACAACAATTTGTTCTTGATTTTCTGTAGCATGAGCACGATCAGGAGACATAATTCCAAAAATTGTTAAGCATAGTCCCACCCCAAAGGCTAATATTAGTCTTCGTTTGAGATTATTCAATTGAGTGGTGGTCTCCTATGTGTAATTATATTAGTAATTATACCATTTTTATTCAATAAAAAAGAGGGTAGAAATTAATCTACCCTCAATTTTTATAAGGAGTTGTTAAGCCTTAACCTTTTTCTGAATCTTTAATACAAGATTAGTTAAGGTTGTGATTAATGTTTTAAGTTGTGCAACGGTTACAGCCAATGCAGCGACAGCAGCAAGTGCTTGTGATGCTGAATCGGTTACTGTTGCAGTTGCAGACACTTTTACTTGACCTGCTGCTGGTAAAGAAGTTCCACCAGTTGCGCTGACAGTAACTGCACCTGCAGATAATGGCATGTAAACTTTGTAAGTTTTTACGCCATTTGCGTCAGTTGTAATAGATGTTGCAGTAATTGTGTCGCTTGATCCACCAAAGGAATAACTTGTAGTAATTCCTGTAGAGGCAAGTAGGTTAGCATATGTCTTTCCAGACAATACTGCACCTGTTGCATCAACTGGTGAAAGAGTAATTGTGGCTTGCTCTCCTGCTACGTAGTTTGCTTTATCAAAAGCCAACTTAATAGAAGCAACTGCAGCCTCTACACGCACAGTTACTGTGTCTGCAGAAATTGTTCCACTTTTTACTACTACACCTGCTGAACCAGTTTTAACACCAGCCAAAGAGAACAATGCTTCACCATTAGAGATAGAAGCAATTGTTGCTGAATTGCTGATTACTGCTAAGTCTGCTGATGTTGCTGTTAATGTTCCTGCTCCTACAACTACGCCAGCAGCATCGTATGCTACGGCAGAAATTGCGTCTGCATTAGAACCTAAAGCAATTGTTGGCTTCTTTACAGTTGTAACAACTTTAGCAATATCGCCATAAAATGTTACTTTTTCTGTTGCCAAGATTACGCCAGATGCTGAGGTAAGTGTAATTGCTCCTACTCCAGATGTTCCATCAGCAAATACACCAATGTAACTTCCTGCAGGAATAACCAATGATCTACCAAGACCAGAAATGGTTGCATGGTTTGTACCATGTCCTAACATACCTGCACCTGAAACAGTTGCTGTAATTGATTCTGAAGCAGAACCATTGGTAGCATTTTTTTGAGTTAATACAATAACTGCTGCAGCATCAGAAGACACAGCCTTTGAAGCATATACAGTTGCATCTGTTGTTGCTGAAATTGTTTCACCAGCATTTAAAATAGATGTTGTATAAGCAGTTGATGCTTTAAGATCTGGAGCAGTAACGGTTACTGTCCATGTAAGAGCAGCAGATGTAACTGAGCCAGATGCGCTAGTTAATGTAGGAATAAATCTAACTACGTATGTTCCAGCAACGCTAGGCACGTAAAGTGATGCTGTCAATTTTGCAGTAACATAACCAGTAGTGTTAGTTGCTGGTGAAATTGATGCTGTTTTTGTATCTGATGATAACGCCACTGTTGCACTAGATGTTTCTGTAACAGCAAACTGTGGAACGCTAGCAGTAGATGGGGAAGACAACACTGCAGATATTACCGAAACGGTATCTCCAATTGATGTTCCCAAAAATGATACTGACACAACTGCTGTTGCAGTCTCGCCAGGATTGATTGTATCTGCTACTGCATCAATGCTAACAACGTCAGCATATACTGTAGCCTGTGTCGGAAGTGCCGACATCACGCCAAGCGTCAAGGCTGCAGCCAAGACTGTGGCAAGTTTCTTAAATGAATTCATTCTTCTCCTTATTAGTTTATATTAAGTTTAGTTTATCAAGAAAATCCTTAACATCGTTAGGCATTTCTCGATTATCTAATTCTACCATACGTTGCTGCTTTTCTGCAAGTCGTGTTGCAGAACTCCATGTATGGACATCTATCTCTGTATTATTAGTCTTTGGCGTATGTGAAATTGCTGAGAATACCGCTCCACAAACAGCATCAGCCAAATCTTTAGATTTTTTACGTGGATGATCTACCCTATTACCTTTCATTATTTTTAATTCTGACATTTCTTCTAATAATAATGGAATCATTGGCATTGCAACACGCTCTTCATAAATCATCATTGCTAAATCTTCATAGTGTTTTTTAGCAACTGAGACCGTCTCTGTTCTAATTCCAACAGCCTGTAACTCATTTTGAATATCAAAAGATTGCCAACGATCAAAAGACACCATACCAATATTAAGACCTTCTCTACGCAAATTAATAATCCATTGTTTTACTTCTGATAAATTTACTGGTCCCTCTGCCCTTGGCTCCCACCAAGCAACGGCATCAACAACAACAATAGGGGCTACCTGCTCATAGTCTTTAATAACTTGAATATTAACCCACTTATCAACATGAGCAATAGCAACAGCACACTTGTCATGTTTTTGTGCAAGGTCAGCATGAATGTAATATATTTTTTCTGGATCAGGCTTAAAGGTTTCATCAAACCTTCTAAAAGAATCTATAGGATTTCTTGTATTCATACATTTTTCTAACTTATCTTTTTGTTTAAAAAACGCATCTGATGCATATGTAGGTACACAAGCAAAACGCATCATGGCATCTCCTAAATCTGTATAGAATGCTAATTTAAAATCATCTATTTTGCGAGTAGGATTTACTTCCCATGTTGGTCTTTTAAGTGCTAAAATTTTGGGAACTTTATATGAAATAATATTATCTTCTTCCCAACTAATTTCAAATTGATTGTTTATATCGTTATGTGGTAGATCTTCATTCATAATAAAAATATGTTTCTTTTCTATTGTTTCTTTTTCTGCAATTACATCTTCATATCTTTTAGAAATAAAGTCTCCTTGATACCGTGGGAAAGAAAGTAAAACTACCTTTCCTAAATCTGGAAAACGAGAATCTACAGATCCACGAAACGCTTTATAAATATTTTCTGCAGTTTTACCTTGTTCATTGCCAGTGCCAACCTCAGATGCAAAACCAGAAATCTCATCAAGCACTGCAAGTAATAAGTTTAAACCCTCATGAGATTCTCTTTCAGAGTGACCTGAATAAACTGTAATTGATTTATCAAACTCTACAGAATCTGCCTTAGCATTATACTTACCAGCAAACCATGGTGATTTTTCAATCTTTGTTTTAAAACCTTTAAAGAAAACATTTTTTGCTTGTTGTGCATTAATAGCAACGTTAATTAAATCTATTGCATCTCCACTTGGTTTTCCAAAATATCTTGCAGGATCTTTGAGACATAATAACTTATAAACAATATAAGCACAAGCAACAGTAGAGGTAAAATCTTTACCAGATCCCTTGCCCAACTGTAAAATAATCTCATTTTTAGTATATTTATCATAATACCTTGCCCCTTCTACAGATCCATACAATTCTTGTAAATCTTCTCTTTTATATATTTGACTCATTGCCTCTACAATGTCATATTGAATAGATGATAAGGGTGGTTGTCCTAAATAATCAGAAGACTCAACAAATGTTTTTGCGTCTACTGGTTTTTCTTCAAATTGATTTTCTTTTAATACCTCAAGAAAATCATTGAACATCGTGGACAATTGTAATCACTTCTCCTTCTTTGGCAATCTGAGAAAGACGTTGCATAATTAAATCACGCACCTCTGGATGCGTAGAAGCAATCTCTCTAAGTATTTCAACCAGTACTTCTTGCCTTCTTTCAATCTGGATCATTTCTTCTGCAAGTTCTTTATTTTCTAACAATCCAGCCTTTTGTAACATTTCAATTCTAGATTTTTCAATATCCATGACTAGTTTAATTGCTTGAGTTTTTGCACTAAGATTATTTGTCATTGATGCCTCATCAATAACCTCATAAGATTTTGTAATTAATTTACTATAGTGTGCATCTGCACCAGCAAGTGCCTCTTTAGCACGAGCACGAATAGCATCATTAGCAGATGCCATAACTTTCCACTCATTAATTAATGCAACAACACGAGTTCTTGGCATATCTAAATCTTTAGAAATTTTTGTAGGATCTTGACCTTTAAGATATTCTGCAACAACTTTATTTACTTCATCAAGATGGTTTACTAAGTCTGCCTCAGTTGACATTATACTTACCTTCTAATCTATTAATTTCATCTTTAATATAAAATATTGCTTTTTCTAAATCTTGTATTGTTTTTGCTTCGTCTTTTAATCCTGCTCTCCACAAGTATTTAAAAGCATTTCCTATGTTAAAATTTCGGTGTCTTGTAATTTGTATACACTCTATTCCACTTGGATCAGTTGTGTAGTGCAGCGGATGATTAACTTGATCAACCGTAATATTTAAATTATTACTCATCGTTTTGATTTCCTTAATCCAAATTTTGCAAGGTATACATAGATTGTTTCTACGCTTGCCCCACATTCTTTAGCAATTTCTTCTGGAGATTTTTTGTCCATAAGATATCTCTTACGAAGCCAAACCTCTGACTTATACAGTTTACCACTCATAGGATTATTTGTCAACCTCTACTTGATTAATATCATAGTAATAGTTATCTGAATCTTCAGTTATCCACTTAGAGGCATCTTCTACATCCCATTTTCTAGTATTGATAAGTCTATTAATCACAGGCTTTCCAGGTTTAGTAGTAAATGATGGCTCTAATAAAAATACCCTGTTGTTTGGCTGTATAGCAAAGTTGCCATCATCTCTTTGTATAACGTGACCGCATTTATGCTGCCCTGGATTTTCTGAGTATCCATCATCAAGTCTATTAGAATCAGGATTGTGCCAATCAAGAGTAAACAAATACTTGCCAGATATTTTTTTCTTTGTCCTGTCCATATAAGTCATACGCATGTTTGCAAGGTTTGCAAATTTAGTTGTAGTAACAAAAGGACTAAATGAATTCCATAAAACAAGATTATGAATATCTTCTTCTGGTACATCTGGCTTAGTACAAAAAGCATTAATAGGCATTCTCCACCAAATACCGCCATCTTCCATTAAAAAATGAAACAATGGACTACGGTTTTGAACACTGGCTACACCAAAAATTACACAAGGAAAATATTGATCATGACTATCTATTTGATCTCTTAAAAAATTACCACGAACATAACATTCAATTGGTGGTATATTTGCATTTAACTCTGGCATTATTAATTATTCCTTTTTATAGTAGTAAGTTTATCCCAAAATCCACCAGGATTTCCTTGATAAATTTGTCCAGTTTCACGATCTATCAATAGCCATTTTTCTGGAGATAATGTTTTTACAATTAAAGAAATTTCAGTTTCTTCTTCATTAAAAGTAAAACTATTCCTATTCATTATATCCTATTGCCTTATCCCAATTATTAATAGCCCAGTGACCGATACCACAAGCGTCAGCAACGTCATTATCGTTAATATTTTTATCATAGATGATTTCAATTAATTTCACAGTCCTTTCTTTTCTAAACTGCCTTTCAAAAGATTTATACCAAGAGTCTGACTTGCCAGGATTTTTAGACCTAATTAGTATTTGTTCTTCTTTTGTTAATTTTTTATTACCTAAATAATTTTGCCAGGTAATTGGAGAAACTTTTCCTACTATCTTAATACCACACATTGCAGCAGCACCAAGTAATGCACCTTGAACTAACGCTAAGTCGGCAGCAGTTTTTGGGCTGTTCATAAATACTGTATGTTCAATTATAATTGCATCTGTTTTCATTACCGTTTCAAAATATGCTTTAGTTTTTCTTGCTGCATCTCCTACTTTTAAATATATGTCTTCACCTTCAAAATTTATTTTGCCAATTTCTTGAAGATTTTTATTATCAAACACTGCATAAGCAAGACTATTAGTGCTAGCATCAATAGCACAAATTCTTATTGGTTGGTTAGTCTTGTTCATAATCAAAAAATCCTTTTATTTCTTTCAACATTTTATCTACTTCTTTTTTACTTACATTGCAGTTAGAACAAAAGCCAGAATCATTATATATGGATAGTTGTTGTCCGCAACCACCAAAACATTTTCTAACTTTACCAATTCTTTTTTGCCTACGAGTTAAATAGTATCTTTCTACAATCTTATCTTTTGTTGCAGATGCTCGACATTCAGCACTGCAATAAATTTGATAAGTTACTTTAGGTGTAAAGCCTTTGTTACACTTTTCACAAAGTTTCACTAAGCCCCTCAAGAGGTTTAATTTTAAGAACCCCTGTTTCTGCCTCTGCACAGGCTTTTTGAATAGGGCAACCCTTGCAGATTTTAGAGTTAGACCTATATGTTTTAACTGGGATTTCTCTATCTGTCCAAGCCTTGCGGACCTGCCTCATCCAGTCAAATGCGTAATCAATCCATTTACGATATTCATCATTAACTTGTACTGGAAGCGTTAGTAATTCATGATTGTTTTTATTTTCATAAATTAAAACACCTTTATCTTTCTTTAATATTTTCATATACATTAATAATTGCATTAGGTGCCCACCTTTAGGCTTCCTATTTGCTTTTTTATATTCAAATCCATCATTTGGCATTGTTTTAATTTCAGCAACAATAGACTGTCCATTAAAGTCAAGCATTGCATCACCATAACCAAAGATTGGTGGATCATCTACTTTAACTGTAAATTCTAATGCAGGATGTTTTTGTTTGCCATACTTTCGTTCTGCTGTTTCAAATTCCATACTCTTATCAAGAATGCCAGCATTAATCATTGCATCTTGAATTCTGTCATGGCTTAAACTTCCACTGTTTCTATTTGCTACACCAAAAGGACTTGCATCATCATAAAATACTTGACCATCAAATGCAAGATACCAAAAACGAGCACACTCTCCAGACCCCCAAGCCAAACCTGATGGTGAAAAAGAATATTTTTTAGTAAATTTTGGTTTAATGTCAGCAACATATCCTTGCTGAATAGCCTCTACCAAACCTTGAGTATAGTCAATATCTCCGTTATGTATTGGTTCATCTTGCTTAATCATAATCTGTTTTAATAAGTTTTTAGTCATTTTTATCCCTTGTTTATATAAGTATACCAGGTTAGCGGATTATGTATTTAAGTGCTGATACCAAGTCATTAATTGATTCTGCTGCCGTGAAATATATATTTTTCTTTGCCCTGTCACTTTTATCTACGTTAGCCATCCAAGTTGCTCTAAATGACATCTTTGCTGCTATTGCCTGAAGTCTTACAATTTCCACGGTAGCAACATTAAGTGGAACATCTGGCTTAATGATTAACTTAGCAATCATTGTTAAAGCCATTGTTAGTTCTTCATCCTTCATGTAGTCAGCAATTTCAGTTAAACCATTGACCATATCTATTGTCGTTCCTGTTGGCTGAACCTGTTGTGTCACCCTATTCTCCCTTTGTTAGTTGTTCTAAAAGATCCATTTCAATTATAGCAAGTCTTACTTTTGTATTGCCTTCACCCAAAATAACAATTATTGCAGGAGATTTATCAATTCCTGATTTAATAGAATCAGTAACAGCCTTAGCCCACACATCTTTGTTTAAAGTAAAAGATTTGCTAACCTCTTTAAAATCAACAATAAAGTTTCTCCATGTGGCATCTCCCTTTTTATTGTTACGACCTGAGTTCTTGTGTTGTTTGGCACCAATTCTTTTAGACTCACTTCTTTCACTCATTTATAAAATCCTTTTTCTTTCTTTTAGGTGGTATTAATCCAACTTTTGATATATGTTTTTTAGAACACATCCAAGTTGCATCTCCAGTTTCTCTCCAATACCTTAAAGATAAAACCTCTTCTTGACAGGTTTTGCATGGAAACTTTCCTGGATAAACTGTAAATTCTTTAGACATTACTCAACTTATTTTTTAATTGTTGTTGTAAATCTAAATCTTCCTTTATCCTATTAACTATTCCATCTCTTCCCTGAACCTTTGTGCCATCATCTAATTGATACCAAGCACCAGTTCTATTTAATAAACCAACAGACTCTGCTGTATCAACAAGATCTCCAATAGCATCAATGCCAATGTTATCTCCACGGAAATAAAAATCGTATTCTCCTGATTGAAATCCTGGAGATGTTTTAGAAAATTGTAGTTCCCAACGAATCTTTCTTCCTATCTTTTCTTCAATTAACTTATCTCCAATTTTTATCTTACCTTTTATTGCCTGATTGTCAGACTCTGAAGAAAATAATTTAACAATACAAGAAGAATAAAACTTAGTAGCCTGTCCGCCAGAAGGTTGTTGACTGGTATACATAGCACTAATATTATTTCTTGATTGAGAAATAAGAACAAGCAATGTAGGTTTTACTTTGTTGTTAGCGTAGTTAAGCATTTTCCAAGCATTGCTAAAGTCTCTTGACTCTGCCCCAATTTGTTTGGTATTTTCAAGAGCCTTCATTTCATCTGTATCTTTTTCAAAATAGATTGCGGGTAGCATAGAAGTAATAGAATCAACTACAATCAAATCAACTCCAGCATTCATAAGACCAACGCCAACATCTACCATATCGCTAATAGTTCTTGCTTGTGAGTAGACTAATTTAGTGGGATCTACTCCTAACTGCCGTGCCCAATCTTCAGAGTAAGACATCTCAGAATCAATCCATGCACAAACCTTGCCCTCTTTTTGTGCTAAAGCAATCATTTGTAAACACATTGATGATTTTGCTGAAGACTTGCTTCCCCAAATTAATACCTGTCTGCCATATGGCAAGCCTCCACCTAGTGCACGATTTAATCCAAAACTTGGAGTTGGCTGATACTCAAATGTAACACCCTCACCTGTACCTAAACGCTTACGTATTCTTGGGTCTAACTGTGATAATACGTCCTCTATACTAACTGACATTTACATCCTCCATTATAACTGTTCCATCTTTAGTTTTACCGAAACTAAACTTATATGCTTTGCCTTCTTCTATGTGCATGTATGCTTTTGGAAATGCTGTTGGAAATACAGTAACAGAATGCAAATCTCTTGAAGTATCTGCTAATGTAAGTGAAGCCATTTTCTTACCAGTTTTCGTCATTCTTGGTTTAAATGAAACAACAAACATTTCTTGTTCTGTATATGGTAATTGTTTATAACCTAAAAACTTTACAAGAGCGTTTGAAGATCCTTTTATTTCATCAACAGGAACTGCAGAAACAATCCTGTTGTCATTAGCAAGAACCAAGTAAGTACGACCCGTCTCAATAGTTGTTCCTTCTTCATCAAATATACCAACAGACCCAGTTTTGTCCAAAATTTCAACTCGTGACCATCCTTTTCCTCGTTTGATTGCTTTAGCCATTCCTAATAAAATAAAAGAACCCTTTTCTTCAAAGTCACAAACATCTTGAATAAAAGCATAATAGTGTGAAGGTATAGTTATGTTAAACTCTGGAAGATTTAAATATTCATAAATGTTTTCTTTAATCTCTGTATCATTTCTAGGATTATCTGAAAAAGTTGCTGCACCTACTAAACGCATTGCTGCTAATGCACGACTATTCACCCCATTACCTTTTGTAAATGTAAACTCTTCAAGTTCTTTATAAGACTTAAATGGTCTTGCTGCAATATATTTGTTTGCAATGTTATTGGATATATACTTAATACTAGTTAGTCCAAACCTAATTCCTTTACCTTCAATTTTAAAATCTAAATCAGAGTCATTAATATGTGGAAGTTTAATTGATATTCCCATACGTTTTGCTTCAATTAAATACTCTGTGCGCCCGTCTTTATCTTTCTCATTTTTAAGAAGAGCAAACATAAACTCAAGAGGATAATAATATTTTAACCACGCCGTCCAATACGAGAGAGTAGAGTAAGCAACTGCGTGGCTCTTGTTAAACGAGTACCCCGCATGCGCTTCGAAATCATGCCATAAATCACGAGCCTGATTAGGAGCAATATAGGCAGAAGCACCAGCAATAAAACGCTCTTTATAAGTATCGAACTCTTTGGCGTCTTTCTTTTTTCCAATGATTTTTCTAACTTTATCTGCTTCAGACATGGACATTTGTCCAAGGTGTACGCATGCTTGCATAACCTGCTCTTGGTAAAGAATGCAACCATATGTGTCCTCCGTATAAGGCTTTAAGATCTGATGTAAATATGATACAGCCTGTTTTCCATGTTTACGAGCAACATAATCTTTACCAATAGTATTCATGGCTCCTGGACGAACAAGGGCATTTGATGCTGCAAGTTCGTTAAAGTTTTTTACTCCCATCTTAACTAATAAGTTTGTATATGGTGTTGCTTCACATTGAAATACGCCTTTTGTATACCCGTCTGAAAGCATTTCATAAACTTTTGGATCTGATAAATCTAAAGATAATAAGTCTATTTCTTTGTAATGATTTTCTTTTATCATTGCAACTGCATCTTGAATAACACTTAATGTTTTTAAACCAAGCGCATCAATCTTAATAAGACCAATCTTTTCAGCCTCTTCCATGTCAACGCCAACCACAGGTATGCGATCATCGGATCCAGGAGAAGAACGAGTTTCCAATGGCGCAAACCTAAAGATTGGATCCTTACTAGTAACCACACCAGCAGCATGAATGCCAGTACCTCTAATACGACCTCGTAATTGTTCGCCATAAATTTCTACCTCTGGATATTTCTCTCTAAACCATTCTGTGGTTTTTGATCTACAAAACTCGTCCCAAGTATCAACTAGTTTTAAAACTTTATTAACATCTGTTAATGGAATATCTAATATTCTTGCAACATCTCTTACGACACCTTTATCTTTAAATTCTAAAAAGGTTGCAATAGAAGCAACATGTCTATACTGTCTAACTAAATAATCTTTTACTTCATCACGACGTGTATCCTGAATGTCTGTATCAATATCAGGGAAGTCATTACGATCTGGATTAATAAAACGAAAAAATAACAAACCATGTTGTATTGGATCAATTGTTGTGATACCAAGTAGATAACAAACTAAAGAACCAGCAGATGATCCACGACCTGGACCAACAAGAATTCCTTCTTTCTTTGCCCAGTTAATCATATTACTTACTACAAGAAAGTATGGTGCAAATTTTTTATTACGAATAATTTCTAACTCTTCATTAAGTCTTTGCTCATATATATCATTGCCAAGCCAATTGCTATTAAGTCTATACTTTTCAAGACCTGCAAATGCTAAGTTTGCCAATTCTTGATCTGGATTTTTATACTGAACTGGAAGAAGATTTAAACCATCTTGAATATTATAATCTTCTATTGTGTTTGCTAATAGTATTGTGTTTGAATAAATATCTTCTCTGTCAATACCTTGTTTTTCCATAGCAGCCTTTATTTCTTTGTATGATAAAAGATGTATGTCAAACTTATTAAAGGTAATTTGTCTGTCTTCTCCGTAAAGATAGTCAAGTCTTTCCATCATATCTTTTTTCTTTTTAGATTTTTCATATGAAGATTCTTTGTTTATCTTTGCGTGTGTATTTAAAAGTAGTTTAAACTCTTGTATTTCTCTTTGAGAAGTATCTGAGTGATGACAATCTGGCGTTACAACAGCCTTTATATTAAACTCATCTGCAAGTTCAAGTAAAGATTTATTTATTTCGGGGGTATTGTGTGGCATTACCTCAACATAGTAGTCACTACCAAAATTATCTTTAAACCATTTTATATGTTTTTTAGCAATAGCAAATTCTTGTTCTTCTAATGCTTTAACTAAAACACTGCTTGGACAAGCAGATGTTACGATTATGCCTTCTTTATATTTTTGTAATATTGCAAAATCAAATCTTGGTTTTTTAAAAAACCCATCTGTCCATGCAATTTCACTAATTTTGTTAAGATTTTCTAAACCTTTTTGGTTCTTGGCTAGAAGGATAATGTGGTTATAGACAAGATCTTGTTGACCTTCTCTTTCAGACTTATCTCTTTTATCAGATATGTCTGCACACATGTATCCTTCTAAACCAAGGATAGGCTTTACATTATTTGCTTTTGCAATACGGTGCAGTTCCCTATGCCCAGATAAAGTACCGTGGTCAGTGATGGCAATTGCTGGCATCCCTAACTCAACTGCACGGTTCACGTATTCTTCTGGAGTAGCAACACCATCAAATAACGAATAGTGTGTATGTAAATGTAAGCCTACGTAATTCATCTTACCAATCTACGTTGGTTGCAGATGAAGTTGTTGGACCGTCAAAGCCTAAGTAAAACGCTTCTTGTTCAGCATAAGGAATTTTCTTTAATGCTAACTCAAGAGGATAAGGCTTGTATGCTGACCAGTCAAATGGCTCTGTGTCTGGTGCACTTGGAATAGTTGTGTAACTTGTTTCAGTACCCTGACCGTTACGCTTTACTTTCCAAACCACATTTGAGATACTGCCAGTTTCTAAGGCGTACTCACGAATTGTATTAAATGCTGATTGCTTGCTAACACCCATTGACCAAATAGCCACATAAGGTGGTTCAATGCCATCGTCAACTAGAACATTGCAATAGAAGCGAAGACGTGCTCTCCAGCCAGCCTTTGGATCTTTGCGGTGCATCTCTTCTGCCCAGTCACGACCTTCTGACTCCATTGTATCTACAGCCTTGCGCTTATAGTCTTTTGGATTTGTATGTTCTTTGACAACTAAAGCAAGACCACGATCTGCATTATAGTTTGCAGAGTCTTCATCTAGTTCTTCAACAAAACGTATTTTTGCTGATTGACCATCGGCAAGTTTTAACCATCTTACCTTTGGTGAGTTTTCATCATATTTTGGTTTGTCGAGCAGGGCATTTATATTTTTGAGTCCCTTTACTACGCTCATATTTTTCTCCTTCGATTTGTTATTTTAGTTTAACATAGATGATATAGATTTGTCAAATTGAAACTCAAGGCTCCTAATTGCATCATCATCCATATCGCCTATATCTTTATATTTTTTATCTATATTTACTACGCTGACTAATGAGCCAAGTTTTTCAATTAACTTATCTCTCATTATTGCGCCAGCCTCATCATTGTCTGCAACAAGTACAACATTATTGAAGTACTTTTCTAATAACTTAATCTGCGATGCAGATACGTTAGCGCCCAGAGTTGCAACTGCTGGGAATCCTACTTGATCTAGCCTTATAGCATCAAAAGATGATTCAACTACATATACTAAACTGGATGCCTTAATTCTGTGTAAATTAAATAACAATTTACCTTTTGGAAGTCCTGGAGTATTTTTAAACTCTTTGCCTTCAATAGATCTACCAACAAAGCCAAGAGTCATTCCATCTGGAGAATGAACTGGTATTGTGACCATATCTTGTTTTTCTGAATATCCTAAAGCAAACTTTTTTACTGATTCTTCTGTTATAAGTCTATTAAAGTAGTATCTCATTGCTCTTGGAGATTCTAGCGCTTGATTGTTTAATCTTTTAATTAATACTTCATCATATTGAACAAAGTCTGGTGGAGCATACATTGTTTTATTAATTACATTCTCAATGTTTGTTTCTGTTTGCTTACTTTTTATATATCGTGCTGCTTCAAAATAAGTTCTGCCAGTTACAAACATAACAAATTCTTCAAGATTTTTTGTGGTTTGACAACCAAAGCAAAAGAACAAACCGCTATCTTTTGCAACTTCTGCAGCAGGGGTTCTTGTGTTATTGTGATATGGACAATAAATAATAAAGTCATTTCCAAACTCTGCCTCTACATCAATGCCAGCACCACTTAGAACTCTTTGTATTTGTTCTTTGCTATAAATATTATTTACCATCTTCGTAATCCTTATATCTATAATAGCCTTTATCAAAATCTACTTGTACTAAAAAGTCACCCATAAAACCATTTCTATTTTTTCTAAATACACATTCAATAATATCACTATTGGTAGCACGACCTAATGCCATTACCCAGTCAGCATCATAGGCAATTTGTCTTGACCATGCTGTTTGACCAAGTGTTGGGGCACTGCTTAAATCTTTTACGTCGTCAGGGGTAGCAGATGAAATAGCAATAATAGGAACCTCTTCACTAATAGCCATTAGTTTAAGTTCTCTTGAAAGGTTTTTCATACGTACCGTTTCATTATCAGATTTTTGGTTTGGAGACATAAGTTGTAAGTAGTCAACAATAACAAAGTCTGGCTTATATTGATCAATCTTTCCACGAACTACGGATGGATTTACTTCTCCACCATTATCGTTTGAGATAATATGAAACTCTGGTTTACCTGCTATTTTATTAGCATGCCAATTTTTTAACATATCAAGTTCTACTTCACCATTACTTAATTTACGGTGAGACCAAAGACCTTCACCCATAATTGCAAATACACGATTACGAACTTCTGTCTCAGACATTTCGAGTGATATGACTAATGGAGACTTGCCTTGCTTCCATGCTTGTACTGCAAAGTAAAGAGCAAGCCAAGATTTGCCAATGCCTGGATATGCTAAGAACACACCAAGTTGTCCTGGCATAATTCCAGAAGGTAGGTAATTGTCAAATCCTGGCAAACCTGTTTTAATTCCAACTTGACCAGTTAATTTTTGTTGTTGAATCTTTTCAAAATATGCAACGGCAGAGTCAAGATCTGTAGCATCAATGTCACGTATAGCAGAAGTATTTTTCTTTAACTCAGATGTTTTTGTAATAAGCCCGTTGAGTGCTTCTGTACCGTTGCCAACCTGTACCTCACCTGCTGCAGATCTTAAAATATCCTTAAGGCTATCATTTAAATATTCTGTTTGTAACTCTTCAAGATGGTGTTTAGTAGCCCCAACACCTTCTATTGGCTGAAAATCTCTAAATTTTTCTATTACTAAAGACGCTGGTGGAATAGATCCATTATTATCAAAATATAAACGAATAAAATTCCATACATCATTATGGGTTCTAAGAAGATTTTCTACATTGGCTTGTAACAATACATGCATTTGTTTATCTTGTAATACTGCTGAAATAACTTTTGCTTCTGTATTATTCACTTAACCACCTTCTTGCTAATTTTCTACGCTCTGTTCGTTCTTTAATATCTTGTTCTATATCTAGTTTACCATTAAGAATTTTTTCTGCATTATAAGCAAAATAATTCCAACTTGGCTCTTGTGCAATACTAAAATAATATTCAAGTAAATCATAGCAACCAGAAATACCATAAGACTCTATAAGGGAGTCAGCAGACCATTGCTCTACGTTTAAATTTAAAGATGGCTTTTGCTCGTATTTTGCTGTGTGCAATTTACTATACCTACTAAGCAAAGCCATACGGTCTTTGCGGTCAGCCATTAATTATCGCTGTCAGCCTCTAGTTGTGCCTCTTTGATTTTTTCTGTTAATTTGTCTTCAACAAATTTATACACTCTATCAAAGGCTTGATCATCATCTTCGTTATTACGTTTTGAATCAACCACCCCAAGATCAATTCTTAATGATTGGAAATTACCCAAATTAAGAGTATATCCCAGCGTTACTGATACCTTTGTATTTTCGTTTTCCATTACCCCACCTTTTCTTGTTTTAAATATTTTCCGACCAGATCGGAATATACCTTCCATCATCTGTTCTTGTATATGTAAGTATACCTTTTCCCATTCGCCGTGTCAACTCTTGGTTAGTTGGCGTCATATTATTTGTTACTAGTCCATCTTTTCTTGGTTGCCCCATATGTATAGATGCCAGTATATCACGAATTGCCTGCACCGTGCTTTCTGAGTAATAAGATCTTATCTGCCAACCCCTTTCGCCATTTAATCTTGACCCTACTGGTGGAGGAATAATTCCCTTTTTCATTAATGTTGGCATATATTTTCTATGACGATTAATTAACTTAGCAGTCTCAGCAACAGTATAAGCCTTTTCTCTATTTTTTCTAAAATCAGTACGCAGGCAAGTTTCAATTCTGTCTTTGGTAATATTATATACTGATACCAATCCAGTAGATCTAGAACTATGATAGAGTCTTACTAGGTCTCCGTTAAGAAACCATATTTTTTTACTTCCCTTTATTACAGAATCGTTATTGTAAATTTCGCTCTCAATAATTCCTTTTCCAGTAACCATTTACCCTCTCCGCTTTCCATGGGTGGGTGAAAAAATTTTCTAGTTCCACATCGAACGCAATACGTTTCTATATGTTGAATGCTTGTATATTGTCTGTCAACAAACAATCGCCCACCACATTTTTTACAAAAAAGCATAATTAACTTTTAATTTGGAATACCAACGGCAATTAGATTTACAGCAAGAGATAGGTTTCCAGATGCTCCAAACCTTACAAACCCATCAACCTTAGACGTAGTTGGTTTTTGTAAAACAACTGTAACGTTTTGACCAGCCTCTGTGTTTCCAATGTTTAATGCTGTTGCTGTAACTATTGGTGGGAATTTAAAATCATTTTGGAATGAGTAGGTAAATGCTCTTTCGTTACCCGCACTTACAATACTGTTTGTAAAAATCTCTACATATCCACCAACAACTCTTGCGTTTGATGTTTTTATAGTTTCTTTAATTGATGGACCATTATCAATGCTTGTAAAGTTATATGCTGCAGAAGAAACCTCTGTAGATAAATCATTAATAGTTTTAGCCAACTCATAGATATATGTAACATCTAGTGGTTGCCCACGTTCTGGTAGCGGTATTTTTGCCATTGTTCCTCCTATTTAATTATACCAAAGAAACTATACTTGATTCAAATATAGTCAATTCAGCATTTCTTACTTTGTTAATACCTTCAACCTGTATGGCTACTCTAACATTTGTTGTGCCAGTATTAATAAAACTATATGTATGGATTGGAGAAGTTCCATGATATGCATAACTTCCTCCATCAAACTTTACAAATATATCATATTTTGGTCTAGTGTTTTCATCTCCCCAAATAACTGTAGAGGCATTGCCATTAACAATTAATCTACCACTAACTACCTCTATATCTGGAGCAGTTGCTGAAAATATTGGAGACCAATGAGAATATCTGTTTTTATCATCAGAAATAATCCTATATCTCATTGAGTATTCATTATTATCTCCTACAGGTGGTAGTTGATTTTTAGGAATAATTAATTTTTTAATACCTGCGTCAGCCATTAAGAAACACCGACTGTAAATCTAAACTCTATATAATTACTAGTATTAGGAGATTTTATAATTGTTTCTGCATTATCGTTTTTAACAATTGAATATCCAGTTAGACCATAAAGTGGATTAAGAGTTTGAGTATTTTCTAATCTCAATGCATCTAAAGCAATGTAGTAGTCTGCTGATGGATTGCCACCATCTATAACAGAAGCATAAATCTTAACAACCGTTACAGCATCCCAAGTAAAGTTTGCAGTTGTATAAAGTTCTTGTAATTCTTTAGATACAACAAAATATCTATTAGTTTCAAAATCTTGACCTGATTCTGTATTACCAGAATTCACATGATTTATTTCTGCTTCAAACCTTGCAAACTCTCCAGAGCCAGCATCTGTTGATGAAAAATCTACTAAAACTCTAATCGTGTCTGGAATTGCAGAAGAACTTCCATTTTTACTTACTAAGGAAAACGCTAATCTTAATTCATCTTTAGGGGAGTTTCTGCTAAAATCAACTTGTGGTCCAGTTAAATGTATATGATTTGATCCTGACTCAATTACAAAATGATCTGCTGATGGACCACTTTCTTCACTAATTGTTAGATCAGCATCATCTCCTTGAATTAAAATAATGTTATTTAAAAATCTACATCTTTCATATCTGCTTGCACGAGATGTTTTAAAGAATATTGCATTATCAGCATTTGTTTGAAAAACTGTATCTGCAACTGCAATAATATTATCATCTTCTGGATCATCTAATGGTGCTGTAAAAGTATCAATTGCTGTTGCTGCAGAAACGGTATGGTGTTGCCAATTTTCTCCAGCAGTAAAAGCAAATACAGTCTTACTGTCATACGCTCCAGCAGATGGGTTAGAGCCAGCAGAATACAAACCAACTTCTGATATTTCATATCTTTCTTCTGTTGGTAGTTCTGCAGTTAAAACAATTTTATCAATACCGTTTTCTTTTACAAACCCTCTTGAAGAAATGGGAACACGAAACATTTCAAAATCAAGATTTTGTTTAGTAGAAAAATCACCTTGGACATCTGCGGTATCTAAAGGCGTTGGACCACACCCTATAGCAATATATGAGGCATAGGCTGGAGCCTGACCAAGCAGGTATTTACCAATAATGGATTTTCCAGCATTAGTTATCATGATTCATTCCCGTCAAATTGTATACTATATATTGTACCACCCGTGCTTAATTGGACCTCAAGTTGCTCGTCATTATTTAAACCAATAGCCTCTATCACTAAGTTTCCAGAGTCATCAACATAAACGTTTGTACCATCTAAACCATTTCCAATATTTGGAGTTTTTTGATTAAAACTAATAGAAAATCCAGAAAAATATTTATCTGAGGTTTTTTGTAATCCTAAAATATTGTTTGGGTTGTATGACTGTTGTATTGATCTAATATTTTTTATTGGCTGATAGGATATATTTTGACCATTAATAGTATCATTTCTTGCTATATTTATTAATTCTTGCCCACCAATATTTTCAAATATTAAATCAGCCATTTGCTCTGTTGGCACTGAGTCATCATCAAATAAAACAATATCTGGTGTAGCAGTTTTAATTAAATTTGCATTAGAAGATGCAAGCATTTGATTTATGCTTAATGGTGTATTTGGCGTAGGTGATAGACTATTTGACATTTTATACCTCACTCAAATAAACGGTCATATCTGGACCATTAGCAGTTCTTGAATATTCTATATTATATACTACAAACCTATCATTTTCAGTAGATATTAAATCTATGTTATCAGAATTTTTATAATTAATATTTACAATATCCCCCAATTGAAGAGTTGGAATAGCAAATAGTTTTAAACCTACAGATTTTTTAGGTGTCATAACTTTATTAATAATCCAACCCATCAATGCTTCAGCATCATCTTGGGTTTGTATGTATGGAGTATCTATTGAAAATTCATTTTTTCCATAAATTAATCTACTTAATTTAATTTGATCGTATTTATCTTTTTCAACTAACGGAGAATAGGTTAATGAATTACCTTGGAATGGTGGATCTGAAAGATTGCCACGTTTTTTAAAATATTCATCAACAGACAATTCATGAGTAGTATCTTGTGTAAATGCAATTCCTTGAATTCTTAAATAATTTCCAGTTGTTTCATCTAGGTTAATTGCAGAATCTGTTGAGTTAAAAATTAAAAATTCTGCTCCATAAGAGTCTGCATAGAATCCAGACGTAGTATAACTTTTAATTCTATTAAATGTTGGTGATAATTGAGCATAGAGTGCTGGATATGCACGGTCATATTTAATATTAAAATATGCACACTCTCTCATAATTGATCCAAACTCTTCAAAATACATATTATATTTTGGTGGTTGTTGTGCGCTAATGCCAGATAAATAAGTTGATTGAACAATTCCGCTCATTGCATATTTTCTAAATGATTCATTAATACTAACTTCTTTATCTCCAAATGCAGAAGATAAGGTTTCTCCTGGTAGAACATTAGAATTTTGAGAATAGTTTTCTGATAAAGCATAGATATTTTCAAACATACATCTTGAAGATCCACGGGTAAATAAAGCCATATTATTATAAATTGGGAGTGGGTCTGTATCATCTACAACCTGAACTATCTGATTATTAATATATAGAAAAAATCTTCTAGTGCTTCCTATATCTTGGTATTCTACTGATAAATCGTATACTGTTGAATTTTCTTCTCCAGATACTCTGTATTGACCTGCAAATTTTCCATCGTCTACTAGAATTTTACTAAGACCGCCCCATAGTTTTACTGGAATTGCGTTAGTAGAAGAACTTTCTTTTTTAATTTTATAAAATATTATATTATTAATTGATATATCAGATTGATTATTTTTATCTAAATTTAAATATGACTCTACATTGTTTTCTGTTAAAGCAACAATTTCAAAATAGTAGCCATTGTTTGTTTCTGGATTTAACATAACTGCTAAACCTCCAGACCCACCACCAATGCTTATACTTTGGTTTGGCTGAACTCCGCTAATTTGATAATATGGCATGCTTCCAATTGGTGTTTGACTTCTAGTTTCACTATTTTCAACTTTACCAACTATCCTTATTCTTGTTCCAAAGTGTTTATATGCACTATTTAAATTTTTGTATACATAGGAAACAAAATCAATTGGTGTTTCTGTGCTTTTAAAGGATGGTCCATTCATAACTAAAGCAGAAGATTGAATTGTTCCAGACTGAGTTGACTTTAAACTATTTACTTCTGTTTCTGTAAAATAACTTGTAGCCATATAATTTTTAATAATACTATTTCTAGATGTTTGTCTTGCCAAAACATTATTTACTCCTGCTGCGCCAGTTGTAGTTGAGGGTAGTGTAGGGTTGATTTCTGTTGTAAACAAGTATCCTGACTCCATGTTACATCCACGAACATTATCATTATTAGACCAATAAGAATTTATTCCAGCAAAATGTGGCGCAACTTGTGTACCAAATTGACCACGACCATGCTCATAAACTGCCCCTGGCTGTAATCTTGCTATAGAACCAATTGATTCGTAGTATGGTGTTGAAAAAATACGAATTAATCCAGTTGGATATATTTTTCCATTAAATGGAAGTGATGCAAAATATTTTTGATATTCTTGATTATTTGAAATCCAAACATTTCCAGTTCCTGTAATATTAAACTGTGCTGCATCATATCTAATTATTTCACCATTAGAATATAAATACCCTTGATATCTTGTTAGCCAATATACGTTTTCTCCAATATCAATAATGTTATTTGTTACTACTCCACCAACTACTTTTGGCAGTTCGCTAGATAGATCAGAGTTTAATGGCATTGCCCCTAAAACATAATTACTTTGTTTTGATGCTAATTCGTTTACTGTTTTTGTTGAAGTGGTTCCAGAAGCCTCCCACAGCAATACTGGTTTGTATATCCAAGTTTTATCTTTATCAATCATTGATGATTGTTTAATTGATCCATAGGATCTTTGAATATACCTAGTCGTATAACTTATCTTTCCATCATTAAATATTTTTTTATCTTCACTGCTTGCAGAAATAATGTTTGGTATGTTTGATGTTGTTTGATTTTCAATAATTCCAGATACAGATTGATTATTGTTTCCAAGTAACTCTATATCAATGCTACGCATTTCTTCTGTTGGCATTAAATAGTCTTTACTCATTACTATAAAATTATTATACTCATCAAAAAACATTGCTGTTTGTGTTGATATTGCAAGTTGATTTAATACTTCTGCAACATTTTGATCAGGGGCAATAAAAAAGTAAGGTATAACTGGATCATTCTCATTATCAACTCTTTTAAAAGAATAATTAGTAAATCCAATATAATCTAATAATAGTGATATAGCATAACTTAATGAAACCTCTGTAACCAACATTCTTGGAGCAGGCATTGATTCTAAAAAGAAATAAAAATCTCTTAGTTCTAAAGATAGTGTTCCACCAGTTACATCAGACTGTGGCATTCCTTCTGAGTATAATGTTTTTATTGGTACAGAATAATCTGATCCATCTACATTTAAAATTTGTTCATAAAAATTAAATTTAATATTTTTTCTTAAATAATCTTTAATAATACTATTTATATTATTAGGATTAAAGGCTTGTTCTGCATCAAATATAGAAATAGAACCAGTGGAGGCTAATAGTTGACCAACTGGCAAAGATGTGTTACCAATATCAGAAAGAGATTTCTTTACTTGATACTCAATAACATCATTAGATATGTCTACAACAAGTCTTGGAGACATCTCAATTAAATCAAATGTAGACTCATTTTTATTCATTAACTCTACAACAATTCTAATTCCACGAAGATACTCAAACTCTCTATATCTAGATTCTGTGGTTACTGGATCAGAAAATGGCACTGGGGATACAAGATCTTTAGCAAAATTGGTTTGTGAATTAACTGATTCAGAACCAAGACTCCAACCATACTGTGGAATAAAAGTTTCATAATCAGATGTGATGTCATTCCAAACAAAAAATGTACCAATACTGGATTGATTTTCTATAACTAGGTAAGCATATCCATTTATTGACTGTTCTGGTAAAAGCGTTTCTGATGAATAGGTTTCTGCAAATACAAAATTTTCTTTAAAAGTATCTGGAATAATTAGTCCATACTCTAATTCTACATATCCATCTGGCTGAATTATTTGAGTTCCATCTGACCTTGTTGAATTTTCATTAAATGAATAGGCATCTACCCAATTATTATTTTTTAAGTATTGTATTTTCCATCTTTTTGGCGTTGTTTTATTAGTATTTCCATAAAGTGGGTCTGGGTTCGTTGATGAAAAATTAGTAAAATTTGTTAAGTCTACTGTTCCAACATTGGTTTGCATTTTAACTACAAGCCTATTGGCTGGAACATCTTCTTTATATACTACAAATGGAACTGCATCATCTATGTAAAATAAACCATTTAATATATTTCTTGCAATTCCACGCTCTACGCTATCTTCTTTTCTGTATGAGTTCCAATATTTAAATTGATCATATCTAGAAGACATGTAGTATCTTGGTCTTTGTGCTAAAAATGCTCCAGAATTTGCAAGGTATTGCTTATTGTTATAAAAAAATAAAGGTTTGTTAATTCCTGATCTTGGTCTAAATGGTTTTAAGCAATCTTCTAATGAATACAATAACTTTCGTTTTTGTTCTATAGATGTAAATTGTTGAGGCAAATCTTGATTATCTACCCCGCCATCTATAGATATTTCAGAGTCTGTTGCGTCCGTATAATAGTCGCCTTCATCCAATTGATCAAAAGATGATGGAAGGGTTTGATATTTTGCCTCTGAACCAATTGGTCTGTATCTGTAATTGCCAACATAAAAAATGTTATCTGGCATATTCATATTCCATTCAGCCAAGACTAGGGATCTTGTTTGAATTGTTGCAGATGTTTCAAAGTGGGTCTTTAATGCTTCACTAACAAACACTTTAGACCTCTTCCAGCATTACCGATATATTCCAAAGATCATGATTGCTTCCGCCCCGTTTTACAACTGAATAATTAAAATCAGAAAAATAAACCTGAATTATTTGATTGTATTTTCCTAAATTATTAAATGCTGCATCATTATCTCCAAAATTTTTGTATTTATCATATGCTAAAAACATCCAGAATGGACCTTGATGATTTTCATACCAATCTAATATTTCTACGCCACCTGCGCCACCATCTGATGTAAATTCATTTGTTGTTCCTTTACTTGATGATATGCCAGTTGCATTAAAATCTGCCAACTCAGAATATGCACGGGAAGGTAGATTATTCCAAGAAACACTCATCGTAAGTTTATCTGCAATATGATAGGACCTCATACGACCATTAATTGTTCTTTCACGTTTTTCTATTCTTTCTGAATTAAATGACATTTCTGACCTATTATGATCTGATAAAATTAAAAATTGATTAATGCCACCTGTGGTAAGGTTTGAAACTGCCCCTATTTCTTGTCCTGTGGGGACATAAAGACCGTCAACAAGAGTTCCAGCATTCTCTGACCAAAGAATTCCCTGTGGTCTCTGATAGCGCTTTCTGCCTGAAACGTATGCTGCGGTTGCCATTATGCCCCTCTTTGAGTCTTAATTCTTTGGTTATCAATTTGTCTAATTTGTGTCATAACAGTTCTTGCAATGTCATCTGGATTAGACTCAGATTTAACGTTAACATTTAGACTATAATTATACACTGAAGAACTACCATATGAGCCATCATTTACTTTATTAAGATTATTTACTCCAAATGAGTCAACAGCATTTTTACGAACAACAAATTCTCCAGGTGTAAGCATTGCTGGAATTGTGTCGGTACCTTTAGAGTATCCTCCAGAAACATAATATTTAGGAACCATACCACCAGAAGCCATCCCAAACATTCCCTTTAGCATACCTGCTGCTCTTGGACTAAGACCCTGACTTGTTATTGCCTGATCTGCAAAATACTGTTCTGCCTGTCCTGCAGATATAAATTTACTTGCAATTATTTCTGGAGACATAGATTCAACTTTTTTTGTAATACTTGATGCTATAGCGTCTACCTGTGCTGCTGGCACAACTTGTGATGAACTAGTAGTTATGCTTGTAATCTTTTTTGCTAATGGAGTAGAAAATGCTTTTGCTGCTGCTGCTGCAACTTCGTCTAAAGCCCTTCTTAATGCATCAGCATCTCCTAGTGCACCCTTTAAAACATTTCTTAAAAATGAATCACTTTTAATATCAATGTTTTCATTTTGTGCAAGATCTAAAGCCTTAATAGATTCATTAATTTGTGATTTTGTTAAACCTAAATATGTAATTTCTTCTTTTCTTTTTTCAATTGTTTTTTCTAAAGCAGACTTCATTTCATTTTGAGTATTAATATTTTTTTGAATTGCATCTTTTTGAAGGTTTAACGGATCTAATTGATCTCTTTGAATTTTGGCAATATCAAGTTGTAGTTTTTTATTTTCTTTTTCTAATTTATTTCTACCAAGTAATGCAATTCTTGAATCTCTAGATGTTGATAAAGAATTTGTCATACTTTCATTAATAAATGCTGATTGTCTTGCTCTTGCTTCTTGTGCAATTACTGCAGCAGCAGAAATATCTCCACGAGTAAGAGCATCGGCAAGAGTTAATCTTTCTTTTTCAGATGCGGCAATTTCTTCATTAATATCTCTTACTTTTCCTAATGCCTCAATCTGCAAGTTGTACTGCTCATTAATTTGATCTTCTTTAATTGCTATTTGATCAATTAAATATGAATTAGATTTAATTTTTGTTTCAATTGGTGTAACTGAAGTTTCTGTGATTAAATCAAGTTGTTTATTTACATTTTTTAATAGTTCTTCTTGTCTTTCTATTTCATCATTATATGCTTTAATTTTTGGTGCATTTTGCATATCAATAAGTTGTTCTTGAAGGTTAATATAATCTTGTGCCTGTTTTAGCACATCTAGTTGTGTTTTTGTTTTTTTATCTTCTGTCTTATTTAAATCCTGATATGTTTTATTTAATCCTTTATTTAAAGATTCTTGTAATTTAGTTGCATTAGCAATTGCTTTAGCAACATCTGATCTAACTGCTGCTGCTCTAATTTGAGCATCAACATCTTTAGGATCATCTGCGGCAATCCTTAAAGCACCCAACGCTGCCATAGATACTGCGGCTCCAACTGCTGCTGCCTGTAAAAGTAAAATTTTATCTTTAACATCATTAATTTTAATAGCATTTTTTGCAAGTTCTGAATCCATTTGATTTAATGCAGCGTTTAATAATAATGTTTGCTGTGTTGCATTTGGAATCTGAGTTATTAGGGTATCCATTGTTTTAGCAAATGAATTATTAAACTCTTCTCCAGTTATTATTCCATTTTTAAACATTCCAGACAATCCGTTAAAGAAAGTTTTAAGTAATGTTCCTGAATTTTTCAACTCTGCTTCTATTTTTTTGCCAGGAACTATCGATGATACCCATCTTCCAGAGTCATTTAATACCATTTTCTTTTCAAGATTTTCACTAATAAATTTAGGTAAGGCTGCTAGTTTTCTAGTAATTTCATTTTGTAGATCTGTATTTAATACGTTAACATCTATATTTTTAAAGTCAACCTTTAAACTTGTTTTACCAGCCTCTTCTTGAATTGCTCTAAGAATTAAAGAAACTTGATCTTTTGTAAATCCTTTTCCAAGTAGTTCTTGACCTTTTACTTTTAATGCAGTAATTGCATCATTATTTGATAATTTAGAAACAGCCTCTATTGTAGATGCAAATTCTTTAAATGTATCTGATGCTTTAAATTTGTCAAGTGCTTCTCTTGTATTTTTATCAACAGTTAGTTGTGGCTTAGTAGTTTCTAGTCCAGTCTTTGTAGGAATAACTCCAAAATAATCACCTAAACTTTGAATTTGTTCTTTTGTATTTTTTATAGCATCGCCAAATGCTTCTAATTGTTTTCTTTCTCTTTCTCTTGCCGCATTAACTAATTTAATAATTCCAATACCAGCAGTCAGTGCTAACCCAACTCCACCAAAAGCAAACTTAAATTTACCTATAAAACTAAGTAAACTCTTTGGAAGTATTTGTAAAATACTAGAAAATGCAAATGCCACTCCACTAATTTTGAATATAACCTCTGATAATTTTCCTAAGTTTCCACCTGCCATTGATGCAATACCCGCAAGTGATGTTAAAGCAAAAGTGCTGCCCATTATTTTACTATTTAAATTTCCTAGTTTTTGAGCAGAGGCAGTTAATAGTTGTGATTGTCTTTGTTGCTGAAGATTTATAAGGTTTTCTCTATTTACCCTTGCTTTTGAAACTGTTTCTGATAAAGATATTTGTGGACCAGATGGTTTTTTAGGTTGAGCACTTGTTGTACCTGGAAGAAATAATCCAGATGATGTTTGAACCATATTTGATCCAAGTTTTTGTCCCACTCTTTGTGCATCATCTACGTATTCTTGTGCTCCAATAACAAAGCCTCTTGCAATATCTGCACCAACTTTTGCAGTTTCTTTTGATGGCGATGCAACTTTTGCTTGATTCATTACACCTTTTGTAATATCTTTTGTAATGGCTTTTGTTATTTTTTCTCCAACATCACCAAGATACGGAGACATTTTTTTTGTTAACTCTTCTGCACTTGCAGTAATAGATGTTGTAATATGAGACATTGTTGCAACTTCCCACTCATTTAACATTGGATTTAATGTTTGGAATGACCTAACAGTTTTTCCTTTGCTTTGAGATAGTCGTTCTGTTTGTTTAAACATTTCTGAATTTTTTTCCGCAGCAAATTTTTGTGCTGCAGTTCTTGTTCCTCTGTATGATCCTGCAAAGGTTGTTCTTCCAATTCCGCCTAAAGATCCAGATCCTACACCTACTGGACCCACCGTTCTAATTTGATTAATAGCATTTTCAAGTGCAACATCAATATCTTTTCCAGCAACCTGTATTCCCTTTGCTGCTTCACGAAGTGCTGGTACAACTATTTCTTCAAGATCTGCATCTTTGATAAATTCTATTCCAGATTGATTTAATGCATCTGTTGCTGTTTGTGCAAAAAGATCTGCTATCGTAGACCATTCTTGTTTAAATTTAGGACTATTAAGACCAACCTTAATTTCTCTTGCAATAACAGCAACTAATGGAGCCATTGATGACCCACCTGCTTGACCTAAATATCTAGAAACATCTCCAGTTGCAACGCCTTTTCCACCTAATTGCCCCATAAGTGTATTAATAGATTCTGGCAAAAACATTGTTGCATTTTTAAATCCCTTACCAAGTTCGTATCCAGGAATATTATTTGCAATCATTCCTTGAATTAAAGGAGCATACTTCTTTGCCATATCTGTTGGAATAACTGCTTCTCCTGGAGATAGCATTGCTGGAACAACATCTCCTGCACCCTTTGGTCCTGGTACTGAAACAATACCACTTGCTAATTTTTTACCGCCTCTTGGTGGCAGCATCATTCCAGGATTATTAAACATAAAGTTCTGACCTGCTCTTGCAGCACCTTGATATGCAATAATTAATTTATTAAGTGCTTCTGCTTCAGCAGTAAATTGTTGTGTTAGTCTTGCATGTGACTGGTCTAATGAGTGTGCGGCGGCGGCTGCTTCTAGTTGTTCAGTATTTAGATATTGTGTTTGTTGCCCTAAAATCTCTGATTGACCACTTAGCCTTAAATATCCATGCCTTAATATCATTGCACCTTTAACTGCGTTAGCAAGTAAGTTAGCAAGTAGACCAAATGTCATTAAGAATATAGGTCCAACAGCCCCAATACCAACAGTTAAGATAGTTATAACACGCTTAGTACTATCTGATAAGTTTCCAAATTTTTCTAATAATCCACCAACAAATTCTACAATTGGAGTTGCTGCTTCTAGAAATGCTTTTCCAACTGGGATAAGTGCAACCTTAAGATCTTCAACACTCTTTTTAAATTTATTCATTGCAGAGTCTGCAGTCATTCCTAATTCTTTTTCAGATAAAGCAGAAAGTTCTTCTACTGATGAATTGGCTAAATCAAGAACACGAGAAGCCTGATTTCCATCTTTTGCTACGTTAGCAAATAATGTTGACAAACGAGCAAACTGAAACTTACCAAACATTTGCTCAATTGCTTGTGCCCTATTAAGTGGATCTAATTTATTTAAAGCATTTGCAAACTCAATAACTGTTGTTTTTAAATTGCCTTTATTTTTAGTAACAATTGCATTTGCATTAATACCAAAACTAGCAAGCATGTCTGATGCTTTTTTAGTTGGATTAATTAATGCTGCAAGACCAGATTTAAGCGCATTTGCACCTTCTGATGCATTAATGCCACCCTCTTTCATGGCTGCAATAAAGAATGTTAAATCTTTTACATCTCCACCCAATTGTTGAATAACTGGTGCTACTTTTGGAATAGCAGTAGTAATATCATCAAGAGATACAACTGTCTGGTTTTCTACTGCGTTTAAAAAGTTAATAGAATCTGCAAGTTTATCAGATGACATTCCAAAGGCATTTTGTAAAGAAATAGTTGTTTCAAGTGCTTTTTGACTATCAATTTGACCAAGAACAGAAAGACGTGTTGCTTCTGTAGTTTGACGTTGTAAGTCTAAACCTTGAAAACCCGCTGCTGCTGCTTCTGCAGCCAAACCAACTGTTTGAGAAACAGCAATACCATATTTAGTAAACTGTTTTCCAAGTTCTGTAATATTGTCTAAGGCAAGTTTTGTTTCTTCTGTTGGTGTAAATAAGTCTCCATAAACCTTTTTAAATTTAAGGGCTTGCGCTTCCATTTCCATGAATGTTTTTGTAGCGGCAGATCCAACAATAGATAAAGGTATTGTAAAGCCAACCATAAGTTGGCGACCAGCCCATTGTGTATTTTTACCAAAATTTAATAAATTAGTACTGCCTTGTTTCATTAATTGATTAAACAATGCTTGTTTTTGTGCTGCTATGGCTGTTCTTGTTCCATAGTCTTGCATATTAAGAGAGGTAGGTCTAATCGCAATTGCTTCCATTGCTCCATTAGCATTACGACCCATTTTAATATATTGGGTTTGTAGTGTTTTTACACGTTCTTCGGCTACCTTGCCAATTGTGTCAAATTCTGTTCTAAAAAGTCTTCCAAATGTTTTTGTAGATGCACCAGCATAGCGGAAGTATTCCCGCATTGAAAACTTATTTTTTTCTAAAGAGTTAGTAAAAGACTCTGCGCTTGTTCTTACAGTTCGAAGTTCTGCAGAAAAGGCACCAATTGAATTAATACTACCAATTAGATTTTTCTGCAGAGACTTCTGAGCAATTGCTGCTGATTCGCTAGACCTAGCGATAGAAGAGTGAAACTGAGATATCTGTCTCTGTAAAGCCTTTAGTTGTGCTAACGCTGCAGACGTATCTATATTTACGCCAATATTAGCATTAACATCAGCCATGTATCACACCTTCTCTAATATATAATTATTCCTGTGTGTTAAGAATGTCGGTAACAGATGACAAGTTAATGCCAGATGCCGCTTCAACAATTTTATACACAGTTGGAAGATCAAGTAAATCCTCTAGTTTTTGAATGTCTCCAGATAACTCTGGTTTATATTGCTGCATAGCAATTTGTACACATTCAACAAGCAGAGTCATTGATTTCTCATTGTCTTCTGCAACCTTAGCCACCCCTTCAAACTTCTTCATAAATGGACGAAGAAGAGAGATTTTTAACGGGCGAACTGTTATTTTTGTTCCATCGATGAGGGTTACTTGTTCAGCCTCATGCGTAGTTGTCGCCATATTTCCTCCTATAGGTTATGTCAATTATAGCATAAGGAGGCTATTTTGTTAGGTCTTCGTAATCCAAACCCATACCAATACCAAACCCTGCTTTCTGTGCATTAATACCTTGTAAAGCCAAAACATCATTACTGTCATTTGTTTTACCCTTACTAAATACTCTAGCCTTCATATCTTCCCACTCTTTTTGCCCTTTGTCTTTATTTGATTCTTTATCTAAGTCTACCCCCTGAATTGCAGCCATAAATTTTTTTTCTGTATAGTCTAATTCTCTGCTTACCTCTAAGGTTGCCATAAGTTCTGGCATAGATAAAGATATTTCTAATTCTTGATAGTCTTTCCATATACCGAGCAAAAAAACCTCAGATTCTAGTTTTGCAAGATCTAAGGTCTCCCAGGTTTGACCGCTGTCTAATGCTTGATCCTTTACTGTTTCTTCTAATTTTTTATTAATCTTAATCCCAGCAGCAGTATCTAATACTTTATATATTGTAGGCATATCTATATTATCTTCTACATCCTCAACGCTTTTAGATATTGATGGATAATACTGTTTCATGCATACCCGCACACACTCAACTAATACCGCCATGGCTTCATCATCATTTTTTGTTTTTTTGATTGTTTCAAAGGTTTGCATAAATTCACGTAAATATTTAATCTTTAATGGTATTATTTCTAATTCTGTACCATCAAATAAATACACCGTTTGAGACTTATATATTGTAGTTGCCATATAAATTCAATTTTACCATAAAACAACAAAGCCCACATCCGAAGACATGGGCTATGTAGAATAGTTAGACTATTAAGACAATAGGTCTCCGAAGGTACGATCAACGATCTTACCGTATGAGCCTGAAGTGTCTTCTGGTAGCAAACGGAATGAAACTTCAAACATTGAAGCCTCGTCACGCTTTGCTGAAACTGTTACGTTTTCAATTGACAAAGCACGGTATGCTGTGTAGACACGCTCCACGAATGGAGAATCTACGCAATCACCTGTACCAGGTCCTACTGCAACAATTCCACGCTCTACTGGACATTCACCGATATCTCCTGCAGATAGGTTTAAAGTCCTACCTGTGTGAGTTGCGACGTTTCCAGTTAGTTCGCTATCATTAAATGCTAGAGCCAAAAGAAGATTCTCAAGGGTAGCCTCAGCAAAAGCAGTTGCAAGATTTACCTGCATGCCTTGCTTGTAAAGTTTAGCAACGTCAAGAATTTGGTCAACCTGAACTTCACCAAAGTCTGGTTGGAACTGTAATTCAAGACCGTTCATGGTATAACCTACGTTTGTGTATGCTGCATCATTTGAGAGAGTTTCTTTGAATGATACCTCAGTACTAAAAGTCTCCAGAGTACCTGGAGTTAGGGTTGTGTCTGCAACGAAAAGTGCTGCAGCACCAACAATAATGTTGGTCGATGTTCCACGACTATATGCCATTTATTCACCTCTTTCCATAGAAATAGATATTAAGTTGTTTGGCGTTTTGTTTCCTCAGATTAATTATAACACCATTTATGTATACCGCTGGGCAAGGCTACCAACGGCTTGGGTGTGATAGTCGTACTCTATTATCAACTTATTTAGACCCAGGGTTCTAGCAGAGGCTAACTCTAGAATATCCCTACTTTCATCTGCTTGATAAACCTTAACATTATGGAAAAATACGTTTTTTGGTATGGGGTCACCATTCTCATCAAGAACATCATTTTGAGATATCCAAAAATTTAGATCTTGAGCAGCAGAATCTTCTCTGTCAAGACATTCAATAATTACTCTAGTTGTATCAAGTAGTTTAGTAAGATTTGGACTATAGATAAAATATATTAATTGCTCTCTTTTGTGTCTATAAAATGTTGTTGGTCTAAATCTAATAAGCCTATCAAATATAATAACTGTAGTATCAGGGTTATTTCTAATAAACGGAATATCGTTATAAATGCCTTCTACGCTATCTGGTACTTGTGCTGGAAAAAATGGCTGAAATGGCTCTGGTCCATTTGGCATTAATCCAAACTCTTTAAGTTCACTATTAACAAAAGCATTTACAAAAGTTGGTGGAAAACCAGTTTCATTTAATATATTAGATGCCATAATACTATTCTACACTAACCTTTGCATTTATAATCCATTTAAACCCAGTATCAATACCCTTTGATCTGCCAAGCCTTGAACCACTTTTTATATTTTTCTTAAATACTGTTGGTTTTTTAATATAATCATAAATTCCGCTAGCACGTAAAAAAGATTGTTTAAAATATCTAGAAATAAATTCATCCATAGTCTTTTCAAAAGAACCTCTAGCCTGACTTCCACCAGGGTTTGATATTACCACGGGCTTTTTAGTAAATACGGTCTGTCCGCCTTCATTAAAAACAAGCACTGGAGATCTTGTTGGTTTAATTGTAACAGGAATACCCTCTTCCATAATCTTTGCTTTATTATAAAATGGAACGTTTGAATCTTTTTTTACTGTTCTTGATTGTTTAAAACTAGAGTTAATACTCAACCCTAAATTACTAACAGTGTAATTAATGTCAAATAATCTTGCAGATGGGCTTCCAGTTTGATACCACTCATAAACATGTTGTAGTGCTGCAGGATTACCCCTTGCAGAAACATCTACATATCTAGCCATAGACTCTATTGTTGCTGCACCTAAATTTTTTAAAAAAATACTTTTGCCTTTTTGGGCACCATCTAAAAAACCAATTGCATAGTCAATAATGTTGTTCATCTCTTTATCAAAACTTTTAGTGTTTGTTCTAACTATCATTAGTCGCCTATGGTCTGATTTTCTGTTCTACGTAATAATATTTTAAAGTATTCTACAGAACCAAACGGACCTGTAAATGGATCTACGGTTGCTACTTCATAGATTGTTCCACGACCAGATCTTGGTCCCGCTGTTTCTCTATAAATAACTTCATCACCTGAGTTACGAATATTGGTAACTAAAATGTTATTAATGGCATTATCTGTATTGTTTGAAGATGTTCTTGGATCTAGTCTAGTTCTTGCTACTAATTTATTTTCATGTTGCAAAAATGCTTCTGGTTTAATTTGTTCAGTTCCCGCTCCGCCAACAGATGTTGCATTTAATATAATTGTTCTATCAAAAAACCATTGTCTACTTGCTTGTCCATATTGGGTTTGAGTTATAACTGGATAGTATAAGTCTGCCTTCATTGGATATAGAAAGTCTGTTGTACAGTCTTCCATTATAATACTCCTGGACGGATAATATTCTCTTTATATTTTTCTAAAATTTTATCTACTAGTATATTTCCAGTTCCATCAATTAAACGTTTATCGTATTCAATTTTAAACTGATCTGTACTATAATTTTTAACATATCTCTTGTAGTAATCTAATCTTCCACATTTGATGTCATCAATGAGCATTAGTGTTGCATCTTGAATATCATATGGGACAACCTTGTATCCTGTTTCTGCTAAAACAATATAATCTGCACCTTCTGAAAATGCAACTCCTGGAACAATAGTTTGAGTGTTTCCACTATCTTCTGTATCGAATAAACTCATGGAATCAGACACGCCTACAGGTATACGAGAATATCTTCTTTCTGCACGATTTATAGAGTCAACACTTTCAAGTGGATCTTTAGTAATTGCTGTTTTATCTTTAGTAATTAAAAATGTATAATCTGTTAATGCTGGTCCATCTTCATTGTCTATATCATATACAAGTTCTGCATTTTCATATACTTTTAAAAGTTTATGTGTTTTTTTCCAAAGCGGTAGATAGTCATTTCCTTGACCAACTACTTCTAAATAAGTTCTATCATAATAAAATCCACCAGTAATGCTATCAATTATTATTCTTGCTAAATTTTCATAACTTTTATATAGTGCTATATCGCTTGCAATTCCTGATGTAGCAAGAGCGATTGGATCTACGTATGGTCTTAAAATTTCTAAATTATCTTCTACAACAATATCACCACGAACAAGGTTTGCCCCAGATGATCCGCCATCTTCGTATATTGTTAGTGCATATGACTTATCGTATTTAATAAAATTACCATCTAAAGAATAGGTAATCTGTTTACTAGCATTAGACTCTACAGCCTCTTCAATTTCACTCTGCTCTGCAACGTTCTCAATAACAATTATGTAGTCGGCATTAGCATCTGGAACTGTGTAGGTTACAGAAAGAGGATATGGGGGAAGACGTAATATCTGCATTTTTATTTACCGTAGTATGAGGCTACTTCTTCTGGCGGTGCAATACGTACCAATTTGTGTGTTAGCCACTTTTCCGATGCCTCCTTTGAGACTATGTTATATCCTACCTTTAAAGCCCCTAAGTTATCCATATGTAGGTTTTTTTGTGAATATAGGGCTACCTTATTTACTAATGTTTTTGCTTTATCTAATTCCTCTACCCGCTCTTCTGTGTTTACTGGAGGAATCCAACTAGCAAGAATCTCTAATATTTCAAGTTTAGTATTTGCATCAAATAATTCAATATTATTTTTCTTTGCATATGCTTTTAATGCCATTACAGTTTTAGTTGATAACTCTTCAATTGTTAAGTTCATAATTCTCCTATGCTTATTTGTAATTATACCAGAATAAGAATAAGGCGGGTAGTTTTTTACGCTACCCGCCCTAATATTTGATCTTTTAGATCTTAGGAATCAGCACTATCTGAGTCAACATAAGCGACTGCATCTAGTTCTTCCCATTGGATACCAAAGCGTACAAATACGGTGTATTCGATGGTGTCTTTCTTTGGCTTGTATTCACGGTTTACAGTGATGTCTCTCTGGAAGCCCCATACACGGTTCTGAGGGAATGTCAAATCGACATAACCTGCAGGGTAGTAAGGAACCTCAAGAACGTCTACACCAAGTACACGAGTGGTGCGTGAGTTGCCAAGGGTCTGTGCTCCGCCATCAAGGAATTCTTGACGGTTGGCTTGAGTGCTACCAATACGATCAGCGAATGCTGAAGAGATAGCGTCTGCAAGAGTACCATTGTTACGAACAATACCAGCAAAAGCATCAGTACCTGCGTAGAACTTAAGGTTTGCCTTAAGTGCACGATACTTGCGAGGCATTGCTAATAGCAAGCCTTGCATTACTGATGTTGTGTAGTTATTGTCTGAAACTGTTGCAGCATATTCGTGAGCAGCATTTCCTACTGTTCCACGAGTTTGCTTTACGAAACCAGCCATGATTGAAAGGAAGGCATCTGCGCCTGTTCCTAAACCATTGATAGCAAGATCTTCAATATCATTTGCGAAAGCATTGGTCATCAAGCGAACTAGATGATCTTCAAGTGCTCCACCTTCAATATTGTCTTCAAGTGCTTCTGTTGATACTTCCCAATCAAGACGAATCTTTTTGGTAGTTAATTCAACCTTTGTAAAAGTTGCGCCGATGTTTGTATAATCTGGTGCACCTTGTGCTGCTGCACGGATTACACGCTCTCCAACGTTGACCTTTTCGATCTCCATTGTGTTAGCACGCATTGTAACTCTACGACCATCTTTAGCGAGAACTGTTGCATCCCACACATAGTCGATGAATCTACGAGCCTGCTCTGGTGCTAGAATACCACCTGCTGCGCCTGTTGGGTTTACTGCGTTTGCTCCAGATGTTGATCCGAATGCTGCAGTTGCTGTGTTACCAAGTTGTGATCCTACAGACGCTGCTGCAGAATCTAAACCAGTAGCACCACCAACGCCACCAGAAACGAATCCGCCTTGAGAGTTAATCTCATTGCCTGCTCCGCCTGATCCTGGATAGTTTTTTTCTAGGTCTTTATTTTGTTCCGACATTATTTTTCACCTCCTAGTGATTTTATTGCTTATTTAAATAGGTCGGTTGATGTGAGGAAACGACCGCCCCATAGGGATTTCTGAACTTTTGAGGGTTCAAACTGCACGATCTCGCCTAGATCGCCAGACTTGCGGAAAGCGGTGTCTTGCTCTACAAGATCTACACGCTTACCAAACTCATTGAAAACTCCCTTAACATTGTTTACTTCTGCAGATACGGTTTTAACCTCACCTGATACATTGTCAAGAGACTTGCTTAATGCAACTACCTGCTCATGAAGAGACTTAACGGTTGATGCTAGATCGCCAAAGGCATTTGTAAGAGAGTTTTTAATTTCTGCAACTGCCTCAACAATTGCTTCGTTAGATTTTTCAACAATAGTTTCTACTGTTGTTACCTCTCCCTCTTCTGTTTTTTCAACAGAAGAATCTGCACTACCATCTTCTGATTTAGCAATAGCAAGTTCTTCAACTGCTGGTGCTACCTCATCGACTGCAGCGGTTTCTGTTGCTTCTGCAACAATTTTTTCTGCTTCTGCAACTATTTCTTCAGTTGCTTCTGCAACAACCTCTGCTGGCTGTGCCTCTGGAGCGACCTGTACTTCTTCAACTGCAGTTTCAATTACTGCATCTGTTGCTTCAGTCATAGGACTAACCTCCTTTGTAATCTTAATTGTACTAATGCCTTTAGCACTATCAACTAAGAACTTTATTGTTTCTGTGTTATTCTTATCGCCTTTTTCAATAAAGCCAATATTTTGCATTGGCTTACCAGATGTAGGGCTTACTTCATTATCAGACTCTGAAACCATTACAATACCTGCTTCAGAATCCCAAAATACATTTTCAATTTCTGCCTTTGAAAGATATCCACCAATTACATTTTGACCATTGACCTTTTCAATGGAAACAATATTTGCAAACTGGTTTGCTGGATTATCAACCAATGACAACTCGTATAGATCATATTCTTTAATAATTCTAATGCTTTTCTTTAGATCGTCGTTATATGCATCATCCCAATTTTTAATGTTACCGCCAATTGAAAAACCTTTATAGGTTCCATCTAATACTTTTTCCCATGCATCTTGTGCACCTTTTGAAACATAAGCAGATACATAAACTCCACTATAAAACTTTTTTGTTGATGGATCAAAATAACGATCTTCTTTAAATGATACTATCTTTCCTACTGCGGATGGTTGGTGCATTTCTCTTAAGTTGCCCCTGAAATTTTTAAATGCTTCAACGCTAGATTCGGTTGTTACAATATCACCTTGCTTGTCAACATTATCAAGAGTTGCAAAGCCAGATACTATTCGGCGTTCTACATCTACCTTGCCAATAGGCATTGATAGACGAACACTGTCGCCATCAGTTTCCCAATGTGCTTTATTTATTAACATATCGTTATCCATTATACCAAACTATTTTATGATTATCTCATTTACTGAGATGATCTACCCTCACCCTGTGCATTACGACCAGAGATGGTTGTTGGAGAGTCAGAGTTGTTATTTGTTCGTTCTGCATCTCTTTGACGACTACCTGCCAAGTTTGCCCTTGAGTCAGTTGCTTGACGTGGAGACATTACAAATGGTTCGTCACCATCTACTCTTTGTGGAAGGTCTAACTTTTCACGAGCCTCATTTGGAGTCATAACCTGTGTTTTGACATATCGTTCAATAATTTGAGATTGAGCAATTTCGTCTGTTAAGGTTAACTCATTAAACTTAAGTTCAAGGATATCTGTCTTTTCTCTAATGATTTTATTAACAACCTTTTCAAGGTGCTTTTGTGCTGGACGAGATACTTGTTCTTTAAAAGTACGATCTTGTGAAAGGGCAGCCGCAATACCTGAATCTGCTCCACCAAGTTTAGAAATAGGTACTTGATGGGCAATAAGAATATCATCTCTATTTTGTTTACGATATTCTTTAAATGATCCATCTTGAATACCATTCTCAATAGGCTCCATCTTAAACTCAACCTTATTGTTTTCTGTATCTCCAGGAAGCGGGATATAAAGTGTTCTGTGTGACTGAGACTTAAGTCCAGTTTGCAAAAACCTAAACATCTTATCTTCTCCATCAGACGATAGTTTGGCACCCTTTAAGGTTACAATATATCTTGGAACAGCCTTGTTTTCAAAGTAATCAATATTATATTGTGAAGCAAGTTGATCTCCAATTAGAGATGGCATTGCTGCAACAATGTCTGGAATTCCATAAAATGTATTTAATGGTGAGTATTCTTTATAGTGAATAATCTCGTTTGGACGTTTATCATTAGTCATTGGATTTGGATTTTTAGCACCAAAGTTTCTAAAGTAAACTACTGAGTTTCCAATAATTTGAACAAAACCATCATGTAAACGACGTACACGAACTGTTGTTGCTGGAATATGACCTACATATCCAATTTCACCAGTTACTGTTCTTCCTATTTCAAGGAACCCATTACCAGTAGCCTGAACATCTGTATAAAACTTTTCCATTGTTTTTGTAAATGAATCGTCATCGTTAAGGTTTTCTAGCCAGTCTTTTAATTCAAGTTTCATTCTTTCAATACGATTACGAGCACGATCAACTGCTGCTTGATCTTCGTTCATTTCAAACCTTAACATTGTTCTATCTGCAATATCAAAGCGGTAGCCAAGACCAACTACGTTTTCTACCTTAGCGTCAATAGCAGCATGGTTAGCAAATGATGTGTCATAGAAGTTGGCTAGTTCATACATATTGTATGGAGGAGTAATTACGTCAAATAGTCCATATCCATTTCTATATACCGTGCCAGGATTGATTGCTTTTGATCCAGCATCTACACCAGATGGTGTTGCATTGGCAGAATCAAGATATTCATTTGTTGCAAAGGTCATTGCCTTTGTTACATTCCGTGCAGTTTTTCTACGAAAGTTTTGTTCTAATCCATTAAAATCTTTAAGTTGATCCCAAGACTTATTAAATGGATCTTGTTGTGCAAAAGTATTTTCTTGTTCTGGTTGTGTATTTAAACCAACTCTTACGTATTCTTCACTCATCGCTACCATACTTATCATAGGTTTGTCGTGCTGCTACCCAAGCACCATGATCATTCATGGAAGGAATTAAGCCATTCTTCATTCTATCTAACTGTTCAGAATGTTCTTCCTCGCTAATTCTTGTTAGTCCAGGCACGAATACTGCCTTTCCTTCTCCGTCATCGCCATAGTGTATTGCAACTTTTCTTAATTCTGCAATTTTAGAAATATCTCCACGCTCTGCTGGAATATTTAATATGCTGCCAGTGCCATCAGTAAACCAAGCACCATTAGACTTTTTGTACACGTACAAGCCCCAATTATAATCTTTTTCTATTACTTTGCGCCGTACATTGCCAACTTTTTTAAGAATCTCATTATCCATAACCATCAGTATACCATATTACAGTGCTGAGGCAGTACTTATTGACCAACTAACATCTTGATATATTTTCATTTTGTCTGAGTCTAGACTTAAGCCATTATCATCATCAAATACTATTTTATTTGTTCCAAGATAGGTTTTGTATACCTCTGAAGGGTTTACGCCATATAAGTCTGTTGATCCTATTACTAATACCCTATTCCATGTAAAATCATTGCTAGAGTAATATCCCCATGTAAAGTTTGTTGCTCCGTCTGTTTTAACCCTTATCCAAGGTCTTGTTATTGTTTTTTGGACTTGCTGTAAATTATTTGCTTGGTAGAAAGAAACGTTATTGGATAACACTGGACCATTAATATTTATTGAGCCTAAGAATTCGTCAAAGTCAAGGGCAGAGGCAAAGGATATGCCTAAAACCCCCCACTCTTTAGATGTTAAGACTGGTTCTCTAACTACAGATCCATTCCAATAATAAACCATATCATCAATTACTTGATTATTTAAAAGACTTTTTGCAAAAACCCTTGCCCTTAACCCTGTATCGCTATCTGCTGCTATATAGAACTTTATGGTATCTTGCTTATATACAATTTCAAATAACTCTGTCGGAACTGGTGGAAACTCTGTTTCAGAATATCTAAGCCACATTTGAACAGCACTTACCAAGTATTCTGAAGATAATGTTTGGTTTACTGGCAAAGAAATTCCACGACTCTCTAAAGATAATATTTCTCCACGTACCTGAATTCCAGAATCTTTTGTTAAGTATAGGTATGGGGTACTTCCCTTATAAATAGTAAATGGATTCTTAGACTTATAATCATAATAAATACCAGAGCGTTTATATGGAAATAGATCAACGCCAAATCTTGTGCCAATAGGGTTAAATGAATTATCATTAAATGCCTGAGAAGCAATCTCTAACTTACTTAATAAAACTGGTTTATTCAATATTCCACGAACATTAAACTCTAAATGGTAAACAATTGCCAACTCGTTAAAATCTACAGTTTTTGTTGGATAAATTAGCGCATTGTTAACAACTTCAAATTTTGTTGTTTCCCAATTTGGATGCTCATCAATATCTATAATTGAATCACGGAAAACTGGCTCAGTTGTTGTAAAGTTACTATCAAGTAGGTTTGCCCCATCCTGTACATACTGCAAAGTTACATAACTTTTAATTACAGAGTCAGTAGTGTCATAGGTATATGTCTTAATAGCCCTTTGTTCTGCATCCTGATAGTTATTCCAACCAGTTAATAACTGATTATCAAAATCATAATATGTTTTTTGTATTGGCTGAAAATAACTTTGATATAAGTCTGCATATGTCCAAGAAGAAGTAACCTCTTCTTCAACTAATGTTGTAGGGGATGGAGCAGCAATATTAAATTGTAAAAAATCTAAATCGTAGAACTGATTTCCAACATCATTGGCTACATATTGACCAAAGTATGACAGTGGAAGATAGTCTTGCCATGATCCAGAAACTCCTATATCTAAGAAATATGCGCCATAAGACTCTAATGGCAAGAGCGTATAACTTGCTAGGTGCTCAAATAAAGCAATTGCATTTTCTTCTTCTGTGACTCCGCTAACCGATAAATCGTCAAATGTTGCAATACCGTCGCTATTAAAATAACTAGATATTAATAGTGAATTTTTTAATGTTGAAAAGCCAACTGAATATGTCCTTCCTAAAAATGTTCCTGATAAGGATCCATCTCCCGCAACATATAATTTTAAAGAGTTTCTATTCCCAAAAAATGTAGCAACATTTCCCCCATAAGTATCTACTAAAGAACTTATATTAACGCCTACAGAAAATAATTGATGCGCTTCAATTGCTTCTGAAGTATATATAATTTCGTCTACTCCATTATAATTTAAGACATAAGAAAGTACATCTTCATCTTGTTGAATTATAAAGTAGTTGTTGTTAATTGAATTATATATCTTAAATAGTGTTTGAGTAGAGTCAAGATTATGATTACTAAATACTCCATAAAAAGCAGCAATTTGGCTATTTAAAATATTAAAATTTGTAAAGTTAAAGTAACAAGTTTTTGCGTTCCAAGAGTTATTAGGTCTAAAAGTAACAAATTTATAGTCATTGGCTGGACCAGACTCTTGGCTTTGGATTGTTTTATTGTCATCGTACAATTCTTTTAAAGTTTTATTTGATAAATATATTTCTGGCAAAGAATATTCTGGTGTTCTTAATACTTTTGATGTTGTTGTTAGGTTATCAAAAGAACCTTGTTGCCATTCAGCAAAGTCTGGATAAGTATAGTTAGCAGTATAGTCTGCAAATGGATAGTCAATAAATGCTGCAGTACCTCCATATGCTGAGTTTATTCCTTCAGGAGATGTAACTCCTTGACCATATACCCATCTTCTTTTTGCAACATTTATAGGAACTTGATATGAGTATATTGCAATACAGTCAATATCTACTGGATTAATATCTGAATAAGAATAAAATCCTAACCAATCTTGATTTTTATTTGACCCATCATATTCGTCTGGTAAAATTAAATTGTCTGTTTCTATAACTAAAGAAGCAACTTCTTCACCATTAATAATTAAAGTAGCAGCATTTCTAATTAGTCTTATCTGAATAAGCATTGGTCTAAACCATTCTCCAACGTAATGAGAAACAAAGTAATCACCAATTACTAAAGTTAAAAATCCGTTATCTGCATATAAACCATCATTTGATGCAATTGGACCAAAGATTTTTTTAGATGTTGCAGAATCAGAATTTATTCTTAACCAAAACTCAACAGTATATTCTTTATGCTGACCTACTTTATTTAAAAATCCCTTACCTGGAATAATTAAAGAGGGTTCTCCATTTGGATTTGGACTAAGTGTTGTAACATTTGATGCGCCATATACTAGTGGAACGCTAGTGTTTTTCGCAAGCAGTCTATTATCTGAAACTATATAATATGCAGCATCTCCAGATAATCCATATGCTGGTGAAGATACAACTTGTGTTGAATCTAGTGCAATTGTTGCAGGCATTGAGACTGGTGTAAGACCAAGTGATGAATGGTTAAATTCTTCCGACCATTGACCAACTGTAACTCCATTTATATAGTATAAGTAGTCTGCTGGAACTGATCCACCAGTAGTAGATGTAATTTTTATAACTACTCTAAATTCTGTATTTTCACTAATAATTTCAGATGTTTGAGAAAGAAAAATCCATTCATTTGTAGAGGTTATAGAATATGTTTTTAGTTTTTGAACTATAGAAGCAGTTGTTGTATCTGTGTATTCAAAACCAATAGAAACAGAATCTATATACTGGCTATCAGCATATATGTGGGCACCTACGCAAAAAGTTCCCATGCTGTTATTTAAATCTGAAAAATTTATTAAATCTGGGCTAATACAAACAATATCTCCAGTGCCAGAAGGAGGGACGTCACTTAATAATTTATTAACTTCTATTGTAGGAAAAGGAGCGTTAACATCTGATGTTTCTAAAGACGAAGTTCCCCCAGTTACCGTCCAATAATTATCTATATCTTGATAATCTAAGTCTATTAAACTAATATAGTCAATTGCGCCATCTAATGCCCATAGTGCTAGTGGGTGTTCTGCAAATATTTTTTCTGCATACAAATTTGATGGGGTAGACATATTTCTCCTATCCCCTTATTATAGCAGGATGGGAACTAATATAATTTAATCTCACATGCGTCTGTTGAACAATATTTTTCAGATTCAGCATCAAGATTATCTTTGCCATCGTAAATAGCAGACCAATCAATTTTGCCAATTGTTCCAACATAAGAGTTATATTCTTCTCTTGTTATCTGAGTATATGGTTGTTGTGGATATGTCTGGTTGCCCATTGGTAAAAATGATACTGCCTTTAACTGCCCTTCGTACATATGAAGTGCTGGAGCAATATGCTTAGACTCTGATTCTTTATCAAAAGAAAGAGTTACAGATACGCCATTGTCAGACCAATACTTTTGAGCAGTAGCAGCCAAACCAATCTTTTCAAAAAGACTTACATCTTTCTCAGATCTTGGGTGTCCAGATGCTACTGGGAAATATACTACTGAAGTATTTGCAGATACTAGATCGTCTTCAATTTTATACCCTGCTGCTTTAAATAAATGAAGCATTGGATCTGTATTTCCAAACCTAATAGCACGAAGATAGAATGCTCCTCCAGGACCCCAATGAACTCCAGGGGTTGCACCAGAAAGTAATGATACAGAGCCAGAAGGTTTGACGGTAGTTACACGAATTGATTCACGTACACATAGCCATTCTGAATATGAGTGATCGTATGAGCGAATCTTTTTATACCCTTCGTCCATCCATTCACGAATTACTGGCATGCCTTTTGTATCTGCAAATGATGCAATGCCAGTTAGAGATGTTCCAATACGACGATTACGTTGCATAATTCCATTTGTGGTTTGCCAATGTGTTGGCATTAATGTAACTGTTTTGCCATATAGATATGCAAACTTTAGTGTACGAAGAAAGTCTTCTCTGTCTTCATGACGATTTAAATGAACTTCTACGAGAGTGCATAATTCATAACTTTCTAAAGGTTGTTCGGCACAAGGATTGAATCCCATAACACGGGAATCTTTATAGTCTGCAGGATCTGCTAGTCTTCCATAATCTCTAGCAACATCTAGCCAAATAAATCCTGGCTCACCATTGTCTGCAATTAAATTAACATAGTCTTCATACTTTGTTCCAACTTCTGCAGCGATAGAATTATTAGACATCCAAGCCCATCCTGGATTTTTTGAATCAAAAGAGTTTCTATCTGGAAAAACGTCTGCATTTTTTAAATTAATAAAATCTTTGTCTTCTGGTAGTCCTAAAGCCAAGGTAGCAGAACGACGAACATTTCCAGACACAACACATGTACCAATAAGGTTAACAATATCTACTATTGCCCTAGAATCAAGTTTTTCTCCTGCTCTACCGCCGATTACTGCATCTATCTTGTTATGTAGTGCAATAAGTGGTGCTGGACCGCTAGCAACCCCTCCAAAGCCTTTTATAGGGGCACCTAGAGGACGGATAAGGTCATAGTTAAACTTCTGTATAGCCTGATTAGGGCGTAGATATGAGTTTAAAAGCATTCTTACAGAGTCTACCCAGCCTTCACGAGTATCTGGAATTTCCCATACATTTTCTGGTTCTGTTGGGGCATAAATAGGCATCTCTTTGTCTTGACCAATAGTGTCAAACCCTACACCTATACCTAGCATTAAGGCATCCATTACCCATGCAAATAAGGCTCCTGGATCATTACGATCAATATCACGAGTAGAGACCATGGCACAATTTTGAAGGGAAGCAGAGTTACGTTTTTCCATAGTCATAGGGGTTCCAAATGCCCAAAGACCACGACCTGGTGGAGTCCACTTTAAGTTAAACATTCTGTCATAGGCTTCTTGAGCAGACTTTTGAGCCTTGTTATCATTCCATGGGAGCCTATTATCTTTGGCGTGGTTTTTTTGTACTGAGTACATTCCTTCAATTACCCGCTTGCAAACCTCATGCCATCTTTCTTTTGTTCCGTCTTCTTTCATACGAGAATAAGTTCGTATAAAAGTAATTTCACCTAATGAGTTAGAGCCTGCATCTGTAAAACCAAAAGGTGCTGACACTCCAACATACTTATTTACGAATTCATCTGTTAAACGAAAAGAAAAGATATCTGACATTTATGTTCCAACTTTCTATTAAAATATTATAAGTACTTTGAAAATTACAAAGTAGTGTTAAGTATATCACAAAATTAAAAAGAAAAACACGCTTGTTTAAGGCGTGTTAATCTCTAGTTTAGAGTTAGTGCTTTGTATTTTATAAAGTACTATGCACCAATCAACATTAGTTCGCTAAATGCTGCACCTTGTGCTGGTGTTGACCAAGAAAGTGTGCCAGAACCATTTGTTTTTAAAACTTGATCAGCGGATCCATCTGCGGAAGGAAGTGTCCAAATTCTGTTTGTTGACACAGTTCCTGGAGCCTTAAAACCAACATAATGGCTTGAATCTGTATCTGCAAGTCTTAATTCTGCTGTAGCGTTAAGAGTAAATGCTGTTGTTGCTACTGGACTTGATAAAGTTGGAGAAGATGCAAATACAAGTGATCCAGATCCAGTTTCATCTGTTATTGCAGATGCAAGGTTTGCGGATGATGGTGTGCCAAGGAATGTAGCAATACCAGTTCCAAGCGATGTTATTCCTGTACCGCCATTTGCTACTGGAAGAGTTCCAGTTACACCAGTAGAAAGAGGGAGACCAGTTACATTTGTCATAGTACCAGATGCTGGGGTTCCTAGCGCTGGAGTAGTTAATGTAGGACTTGTAAGAGTTTTGTTTGTAAGAGTTTCTGAAACATCTTTTAACAATGTACCGTTTAGATAAAGTGACTTTCCAGATGCTAAGTTAATATGCTCCGATGAAGTCCAAGCGTCTGTAGCGTCAACCCAGTTAAAGGTTTTGTCAGTTGCGCCCTTAAGTGTAATACCTCCGCCATCGGCAGTTGTATCTGTTGGGCTTGCTGCATCTCCAAGAACAATATTTTTGTCTTCAACAACAAGGTTGGTTGAATTAATATTTGTAGTTGTTCCATTAACTGTTAGGTTTCCAGAAAGAGTTAGGTCTGTTCCTGATATTGCTCCAGTAAAAGTTGCTCCTGATAGTGATGCTTTAGCAGCAAGATCTGTGGTTAAATCTGCAATCTTAGATTGAGCAATTGCAGCAGAAGCATTAATATCTCCGTCTACAATAGTTCCATTAGCAATCATTGTTGATGTTACTGTACCAGTATCACCTGTAGTCACAAAGTTAGAGTCTGAAAGTGCTGTATTAAATTCTGCAGTAGTTCCAGTTAATGTATTTGATGTTAATGAAATTGATTTATTTGAAAGTGTTTCTGTTTTTGATGCTGTTGACTTAGCGTCTAATTGTGTTTGAATAGCAGATGTTACGCCATCAAGATATCCAATTTCAGTATCGGAAACACCTGAAACTCTAGCCTGAATTGTTGTGGTGTCTACTGCTAAAGTTAATGTGTTTGCAGCATCGTTATAAGTCTTTGTTATGCCTGTACCCGCAGTAAGAGCGGTATCAATAGCATCTTGTGAAAGTTCTGCAATGTCAGATGTGAGGGCTACTGTACCTGTTGCATCTGGAAAAGTAATTGTGCGATCAGCAGTTGGGTCTGTTACCTGTAAGGTAGTCTCGTAAGAATCGGCGGTAGCACCTTCAAAAACAATGCTTGTACCAAAAGCAGGATTTACTGTAGAGTTAATATCGGCAAAATAGTCTAGATCTGCCCAGTGATTTGTTCCATCACCAATTTTAAATTTATTTGTGTCTGATTCCCAACCCATTTCACCAGCATTTAATACTGGATTTGCAGATGTCCACTGTGAAGCGGTTCCTCTGCGTTGCTGCATTCTGGTTGCCATTTATACTCCTTTGGTATGTATATATTATAACAGATAATTAATTAAAATTATCAATAGCCGTTCCACCATCATATGTTGCTTCAAATGATGCTGTATTGTATAGCCCCGCACTTACAAGAACACCTGGTTCATTGTATGCTCCACCACTAATAAAAGTACTTACAATTAAACCACTTCCGTCAATTGCTGTATCATGAATGTGATCTTGAAGTGTTTCTGCATCTTCAAGAGTTGCCATTGGATACCATTCACCAGAATAATAAACATGAACTCTTTCTGTTAATGTATCAAACCACAATCCTCCATTACTTGGAGAAACTGGTGCGGTAGTTCCAACAGGCATTGTTGGAGAACCAACTGCAGAGTCTACATAAAGTTTTGTAGCAGCATGTGTATTTTGAGTAGGTGTGGCAACTGTAACAACATCTCCGAAAGTACCGCCTTGCGCTACAATCAAACCATGTTTGACTCTAAAGTCTTTATTTACGGTTGCCACTTCTAACCTCTATTCTATTTATGCTTCAATATAAGTTTTGCTTACTTTAACATCAGTATCTGCTGATGCACCAGTTACCTGAAGAAGAACGTTTCCACCACTGTAAACAGCGTTAGTTGTTCCTAGTTCAGCGTTGCTGATTACATCTGCATACTCTGTTAAGTAAACGTTGTTTGATCCATCTACAGTTACAAGAAGTTCAATTACTTCAATATCAGTACCCTTTTTCATTTGTACGATATATTTAGCACTTGAGTATGTTGCTGTTGACCATGTGTCAATTGTTGTTGCTGAAGTTGAAGCGGTAGCAAGAGCAGAACCAAGAAGAACATCTGGAAGAGCAATACTTGTCGCATTTGCTGCACCAAGAGTTGGTGTAACAAAAGTTGGGCTATTAGTAAATGCTACTGTTGAAGATCCTGACTCATCAGTTAATGCTGCTGCAAGGTTTGAAGAAGATGGTGTTGCAAGGAATGTTGCTACGCCAGTTCCAAGACCAGATACACCAGTTGAAATTGGAAGACCAGTTGCATTTGTTAAAGTTCCTGCTGATGGAGTTCCAAGATCAGGAGTTGTAAGTGTTGGTGATGTTAATGTCTTATTTGTAAGTGTCTGAGTTCCATTTAGAGTTACGACTGTTGAATCAATATCAATTGTGTTTCCAGTTTTATCTAATCCTGTACCAGCAATAATTTGTCCCAAACCAGTAAACTGAGTAAATGTAAGTGCTGTAGTTCCAACTGTAATTGCGCCATCATTAGTTAATACATAACCTTGATCAGCGTTTGCAGTTCCTTCTTCTACGAATACCGCAAAGTTTGAAGTAAGTTCTGCTGCTGTATCACAATCAGTTGAACGAACTGCTGCTCCAGATGCTTGAACTACATAGATACCGTTTTGTGAACCAGTTGTTTGATTCTTAACAAGAACACGATCTCCAGTTGCAAGAGTTATTCCGTCAAGAGTGTCTCCGTTTTCAAGAGCGGAAGCAATTGTTACGTTAGCAGTTGTTGCTGCACGTACTGATGCTTTCCAGTCAATACCCTGTGTTGTTGAATCCACATAAGCCTTTGTTGCTGCATCTTGTGCAGATGTTGGATCTCCAAGACCTGTGATCTTGTTTGTGCCCATTGCAATTGCACCAGACATTGTTCCGCCAGTAAGTGCTAGTTTGGCTGCAAGGTCTGTTGTCAATCCTGAAATCTTTGATTGATCAATTGCTGCTGCAGAGTTAATGTCTGCGTTTACAATTGTATCGTTAGCAATCTTTGCTGAAGTTATTGCAGAATCTGCAACCTTTGCTGTTGTTACAGAATCTGAAGCAAGTTTTCCTTCTGTTACGTTAGCATCTGCAATCTTTGCTGTTGTTACTGCGCTATCTGCAAGTTTGCCAGTGGTTACGTTTAGGTCTGAAATTTTTGCTGTTGTTACTGCGCTATTTGCAATCTCTGCTGTATCTACTGCTGAATCTGCAATCTTAGCATTTGTAACTGAGTTTGAAGCAAGTTTTGCATCTGTAACGTTTGCATCTAAAATCTTTGCAGTTGTTACTGAATCTGAAGCCAACTTTGCTGCTGTTACATTTGAGTCAACAATTTTTGCTGTAGTAACTGAGTCTGTAGCCAACTTTGCTGCTGTTACGTTAGCATCAACAATCTTTGCTGTCTCTACAGAGTCTGAAGCAAGTTTTGCTGCTGTTACGTTAGAATTTAGAATTTTTGCGGTAGTTACTGAATCTGCAGCAAGCATTGTTGCTGTAACTGTACCAGTATCACCAGATGTAACTACAGTACCTGATACGTTAGGAAGTGTAATTGTACGATCTGCAGTTGGATCTACTACTGTAAGTGTTGTCTCATAAGCATCTGCTGTTGCACCCTCAAATGTAATCTGTGTATCAAATACACCAACTGCTGCTGGTGCTGCCCACTCAAGTCCATTTGTTGCTCCTGAGTTTGCTGTAAGTACATATCCATTTGTTCCAACAGCAAGACGTGCTACTGCATCATCTGCGCTACCAACAATTAAATCACCTTTAGCATCAACTGTGCCTGCTGTGATTATATTCTTTCCATTAACGGTCGCAGTTGATCCTTCAACTACCAGTCCCGCTTTTACTCTAAAATCTTTTGTTACGGTTGCCATCTTTTATCTCCTTGGTTAAGCCTTTAATCCCATACGCATGTAGCGTAGAGTTATAGGGGTTTGTCCGCCCACTGGAACGACAGTTAGTGAAACTGTATCCCCAGCCCTTGAAACAGAGATGGTGCCAATATTCCCATCATTGTCTATCGTTGAATACTCACTGACGTTTACATCTGTACCGTCAATTAGTATGTTCATCTCTGTGGAGTAAAATTTATTTGCTCCTCCAGAAGTCTTTTTTAATGAGATCATATATTTCATTGATCTCCACTCACTTGCTAAAAAGTTATCAAATACTGTTGAATTTTCAATACCAGTTATTGTTGATTCGTTATTACCGTAACTTCCCAAATCTGTTGCTTGAGCAGAAGCGGTATCGATTAAATCTTCATAGTTGCCCTGGGTTGGTCTGTCGCCAGTTTGAAATAGTGCTTTGACTGCTGAGAGTGATGTTCTTGCCATGTTGAAATTATATCATATTATTAAAGAATATAGTTATTAATTCCAATAATCTGAAGCGGAATTGCTGGTACTCCAGAGTATGAGGATGGTATTCCAATCGTACTAAATCTAATTCTAAAAGGCAAAACCTCATTAATTTTTATACCAAGGCTTACTGGAATAATTCTTGCAATTGGATAATCTACTGCATCAACCTTTTTAATTCTTTGTGTTGTTTCGTCAATAATTATTGCTAAAGCCATTACGACTCACTATTTGTTACGTCTTCAATGATAACCATTGTTCCTCTGGCTACCGTCCAAACCCTACTTTCATCACTTAACTCAATATCAAAAATGTCGCCAGTCTCTAATAGAACTGAATCGTTTGCAGATAGTGAAACTGTAAATTCTCCATCTCCATCTGTTTCTGTTGGAGCAGGTGCTAACTCTACAATTAACTCTGCGTCATCTGTAAATTCTCCAGGTTTAGTATTTGGTCTTTTAATTTCCATTGCAATTGTCCAGTCTTCAATAACTAGTGGATCTTTATTGTCGTCTGTTACATATACTCTAAATGCTGCTGTGTCTCCTCTAACTACCGTCCAACTAACCTCTGGTGGTTTTAAACCAACTAAATAAGATTCTTGTTGTTGTGATCTTAGTGTTGCCATTATGATAAACCTGCTTTCAGTGATCCCCATGTGCCGTTGCCTTTTGGCTGACCAACAATTAATATTCCAGTTGTTGCGTTAGCCTTTCCTACTATTGCTACCGCACCAGAACCAGTTGCTGGTTGTGTTGCTGTTAATCCTCCACCATCTGCAACATAAAGAATATTTCCAGCGGTATAAGAATTTGTATTTGCATCAAGAATTACTCCAGAGATAGTAACAACACCATCTGAGTTATTTCCAATTGCAGAACTTGTTAATCCTAATACTGGGAATGTAGAAAGATTATCAGAGTCACATTTTCCAATTGTTGTTTTTGTATTAAATCCAGTAACATAAACTGGTGTTGCTTTTGCAATTGTTGCACCGCTTATATTTCTAACCTCTATTGTATGATTTACAAGATTAGGTAAGATAAGTTCAATTTGCTCTGCTAAATCCTGTAAATCTCCATGGATGTCTACTGGATCGCTAGAGAGCGGATAAGGAAGATCATAATTTGCGGTTGCACCTGTTGCCATAATCTTATTATTATACCACTTGATCATAGTATATTTTTAATAAAATATGCGGCGGTATTGATAAACTTGACTCAATTCATCAAATCATGTTATAATTAATATACTACCGAAAGGTAGTTTCTGTTTCTAAGGAGGTAACACGAATGAGAAACATGGAGAAAAAAGTTTGGTTGGGGTTATTATCTATTGTTGGTTTAATTGCGCCTTTTAGCAATTCTGCTAATGCTTTAGATAACAATTTATTGACTAAACAGCCTGTAGAAGTCGTTCCAGCCCCTCAAGGGGCTTTTCTGGTTTCTAAGGATAAAATATTAAAGAAATATGAAAATGCTCATAAATTGACTGATGGGCAGTTAGTTGAATTATTAAAGGCAATAGGTTTTAAAGGTAATTCATTAAGATCAGCATGTGCAATTGCTAAGGCTGAATCTAATGGACGACCTTTTGCTTTTAATGGTAATGCAGAAACTGGCGATAGTTCTTATGGGGTATTTCAAATAAATATGATGGGAGAACTGGGTCCTGATCGAAGAGAAAAATTTGATCTAGATTCAAACGTTGAGTTGTTTAACCCAGTTACTAATTCAAAAATTGCTTTTCACATGACT